AATGTTACTCGAAGTAGTAGAAAACATAATTGATGATACTCCTAATGTTGATCTAAAATTTGTCCTTCCAAGAACTAAAAACTTAGATAAATTTCTTAAAAAGCTAAAAGGAGCTGTAGACGTTAATGGTCAAGTTTACATAAATAAAACAACTTGGGCAAATGATTTAGGTATCGATCGAAAAACTTTATCTGACTATATAAATCAATTTACAGATTCCAATCATTTTATAGAAATTTCATATGATGATGAAAGATATGATAAATCAAAAGATAAAAGATTAACTTGTCTAGAAATAATTTATGTCCCTCTCAGCTACAAAGAAGAATTAATAGATCACTTAAGAGAGAGTATTAAAAATTTTTACTATAACAGGAAGAAACCATGACCCCTCTTTTCTCTTTCCTCCTGCAAAAAATCCAAGAATGGCTAGCCTCAAGAGCAGAAAACCAACGCATCCGAGCAATAAAGGAAGCTCTGCGGAGTTATGCAGCAAGGCGTGGGATTAGCCTAAATAATAATAGCAAAGGTAGCTTATGACTCCACAAAGACAGAAAGATATTAAAACAATAGCATCTCGCATACGTAGAATTTCAAAAGAGAACGAGGGGATGCCTATGTACTTTAATTTCTGGGACGATCTGGAAACGCTAACAAAATTAATCTTAGAGGAGGAAGAAAGTGAGTAAGGCAGCTGTATTAAATTTTCCTGAAACAAAAAAGGCTCGTCTATATTACCTTGATAAAAAAACCAATAAGCAGAAGAGGTTATCAGATAATATTTTTAGGGACTTGCAATATGTTACAAGACCTAATGATCGCCGCAGAAAGATTTCATTAAAAGCTAGAAATCTACTTACAAACTTAATTCAAATGATTTTAAAGAACCCTCATAAAGAGGAGTTTGTAGATCATACATTCCTTTCTCAAATTACCGAAGTCTACTCAAGTAAGCAGAATGCAAGATTGCTCGATCAAATAAGCGACATAATAGAGTCTACTTATCATAGTTATATAAATTTTCATGGAAAAAATAAAACTTACGGCTATGTCATAAAATTGACGGAAGACGGATACGAGAGAGCTAAAAATCCAGTGGCCTTTTATAGTGATTCAGATGGACAAAAATGTCTAGTCGACTCGACAAAAATGTCCACCCGGGTGGACAAAAATGTCCAGTTATATAAAGATAAAGAAAACCCAGAAGAAGAGATAAACCATAGCTACGCTAATGGTTTTATCTCTGAAAAAGAAAAAAGTTACAAAAAAGAAAAACCCCACGAAGACAAGCACGCAACTTTTGCTCCTTGCTTGCTTACACAGCAGGAGCAAGTTGCTCATAACAACCAAGAAGAAAAAGCCACCCACACTCAACACAAAGAGCGAACTAGCGAGAACACAGGCTTATTTGCCATGTCAGACCTAATGGCCAAAGTGCTAAACGACCCACAAAAGGAGGAGGAAATACCCGAAATGAACCTTGAAGACTTACCAAGGCTTACAGAAAAGGAGGAAAGAAGCGTACTGCTCTCTCGCACTTTGCAGCAAGCCTTCGGAGAGCAGCGATCCAGTGAAATACAAAACGATTACAAGTTTGTTGAACAAGACCAGCAAAAGGTTTGTATTCAAACAAAAGCCATGCTCTTAAACGACATTGAAAAAGCTAAAATTCGTAAAACAATTCAGTCTGTTTACGGCGAAGATGTTACGATTTCAATGCAACTGCTTGAGCCGACTCGGGTAGAACCTCATAAGCAAGAAACGCCTGTTACTGCCAAGGATATGCCAAGAGGGAACTGGCTTAAATTCAAAGCAAGTATCAGTGATAGCAATCTGTTAAGCCTACTGAACAATCGTTTGGTGAAAGTAACCGAGAAAGAAGAAACGCTCATCATTAAAGCTTCGCCACTCTTCATCGAAGACTTAACGGCAGGAGGACATCTAACGGCACTTGAGGATGCCATAGTGCAGACCGGAATAACGCTGGAGCTTCACTATAGCGGGTTAAATACGTCATACACCAACGCTGTAAAGCAAAAAATAACCCTAACTCCCGAGCAAATCATTAAAGACAGGGAGTGGATCAGGATACATCGGAAAGCAATCAACGAACTAGATAAAAAATAGCCAAAATGATTACACTTCGCCCACGTCAGATTGAGTTTGTAAAAAGAAGCATTGAAGCACTGCTAAAACATGGTAACACGCTTGGCGTTGCACCTACAGGAGCTGGGAAGACTATTATGCTCTCTAGCGTAATAGGGCATTTTTGTATGGTAAACCCTAATTTCAAAGTTTGCGTAGTTGCCCATCGTAAAGAATTAACGGAGCAGAATAACGATAAGTTTGAAAAAGTTAACCAGTCTCTTAGCACTTCAGTAGTTAATGCTGAAGTTAAAGATTGGAGCGGACAAGTTGTTTTTGCAATGGTACCGACTCTTTCCAAAAAGAATACTCTTAAAACAATACCTCATTTAGATTTGCTAGTAATAGACGAGACGCACCATGTAACTGCTAAAAGTTATATAAAAATCATACAACAAGCTAAAGAAATTAACCCTAATGTCATGATATACGGGATAACTGCAACACCTCAAAGGGGTGATAAAAGCAGTTTAGGCCAGATATTCAACAATTGCGGTGATCAGATTTTTTTAGGTGAATTGATTGAGAGTAATCACTTAGTAATGCCGATCACCTATTCAGTAGATGTTGCTCAAGAAAAATTAATGGCTCTTAAAAAGAAAAATGCAGGTGATTATAGCGAAAGTGAAGTTGCAGATATTTTAGATCAAGCAGTTATTGTTGACGAGGTGATAAGACACTGGAAAGCAAAAGCAGGAGATCGTAAAACAGTGATATTTTGTTCTACTATAAAACATGCCGAGCATGTATGCGTAGCCTTTAGAAGTTATGGAATAAGAACAGATGTAGTTACAAGTGAACTTACAAAAGAGCAAAGAGAATTTGTATTAAATCAACTAACCATCGGTGAAATTCAAGTACTGATTAATGTAGCAATTCTTACGGAGGGGTGGGACTATCCGCCTATTAGTTGCGTGGTGTTACTGCGTCAGTCATCCTATAAGTCAACAATGATACAAATGATAGGCAGAGGGCTTAGAACTATAGAACCTAGCATTTACCCTGACATTATCAAAAAGGACTGTGTTGTGTTGGACTTCGGGATTTCAACAGTACTCCATGGCTCGTTAGAACAAGACATAGATTTAGAAATAAAATTTATTAAGAAAGTCAAAAAAGAAGCTAAGACAAAGAACTGCAAGGCTTGCGATAGAGAGATACCGGTTCAGACTAAGAAGTGTCAATTCTGCGGGCATCAACATGAAGCGGAAATTAAGGAAGATTTAAGTCATGTAGGAGTAGTGCAAATTGATATGTTAAAAAAGTTGCAAATACTTTTTGTAAGAATAGATAGTAATATTTTTTACATGGCAACATTTAATTGTTGGTGTTGTTTAATCAATTTAGGTGAGAGTTTGATACTACTTGGCTGTAGTAAGGCAAAAGAAGAAGAACCTGAAATTATATATCAAGGTGATGATACAAGGCAAGCCGTTAATCTTGCTAACTACTTTATCAAAAGAAAGGAAAAATCTTACTCTATTCAGAATTTTATTAAAATGGCTAATTTTGAAGCTACCAAGCAACAAATGAAATACATTCCTGCTCAATACAAAAATTTAAGTCAAGCTGAAGCCTCGGTAATTTTGTCCTTTCAATTTGACGCAAAAAGAAAACTTGCAGAAATGGGATATATAACAAATAAAACAGAAAAAATGGCTTTAAGTTATGCGTAAGGAAATAGAAAAAACAAGAGTCCTCCAGTATCTACAATTCGCTGAGAACGAAGTTGATTTACTGCGTTTTACTGAGTGGCTTGAAACTTATAGTGATGGTTTATTCCACATTAATAAAGGGAAGAGACCTAAAGAGAAGAATAATTATTTTGTTAAATAGGTAATAGATATGGGATTCAAACTAAGTATAGCAGGAATTAACAAGTTAATAGAGAAAGGTTATGTAGACGAGGCATTCTCGGAAATTATGAGCAATCGTATTAGATGGGATCAATGGAGCAATGGTTTTATTGCCGTCTATCTTGTTAATCAACTTGGCAAGGAAAATATACGTAAGATTTATGACGCAATTAACCTGGGCTATGGTCTCTTTGATAAAAGATTTCTTTCAAAGAGGAGATTAAAAGCCTTGGAAGATGCATATCAAACATATTGTAAATAAGGAGGAGTAAATGGATTTACACAAAGCTTACAAAAAGTTTTTGAAGCGAGGGAAAACTATTACAGATGGCTCTTGTAGAATAACCATAGAAAATAAAAAATTTCTAATAGTTGAACGTATATACGAGTTGGATAAATTAACTTTTCCAGTAATAAAAAGATTCATACCTAATTATGTTTATGATGGGCATTGGGAATGGGAAGAAAATTACGGCACACCTTCAACTTGGGAAGTAGTAGAGGAGGAGTAAATGAGTGAACTAGAAGCCAGAAAATATACGTCAATTCGTAATTTAAGAGAAGAGATTAGGCAGGATATGAGAGATTTTAAACTTTTATGCAGTGAGGATCGAAAGGGAGATTACCACTTTTCATATACTGGAAAGGTAGATTGGTTTTTATTATATTTAGGATCACAAATTAACAACAACTTATCAAAATTAAAAGAACTAGTGGAGCAAAACAATGACTAAATGGAATAACTTTAATGATGCAGAAGACCAGATGTCTTACGAATTAATACCTAATAAAACAATAGCAAAGGTGAGGTTAATGCTTAAGAAAGGCAACCATATAACCGATGAATTTACTGATGGCTATGCAACACTTAGTAAAGCAGGAACTAGTATATATTTAGCCTGCGAGTTTGTAGTTCTAAGTGGAGAGTACGAACATAGGAAAGTATGGAGCAATATCGGTCTTTGTAATATGAATAGCAGATTAGGTACTGGGGGTGATAGATATGCCGATATTGGTAGAAGCATGATTAAAGCTATTCTTGATTCCGCTCATGGGTTGCATCCAGCAGACAAATCACCAAAGGTGGAAAAGTTAAGAATAATAAAAAGCTTTGCCGATTTAGATAACCTTATATGTGTAGCTGAAATAACTATTGATGACAGAGATAATAATAAACCTCGTAACGAGATCAAGACTATTATTACTCCCGATCATGCTAAATACAGCGAACATATTAAGAAGCAAACTGACGATAATTTTCTCGGTGATGAAGTACCATTTGAATAAAAATAATTAAGAAAAATAATATGATCACATTTTTTAGAAGAATAAAAGAAATCAAGAATTTCCGCAAGGATTACGAAGATTTTAAAAATAAAATAACAACAGCTCTAGAAGTTCATGGAATACACTTAGAATCAGCAGAATTAAGTAAAGCAGAAAAAATAGCAGCTAATGCCTTTGGTATGTCTTACGAGAGATATCAGAAAGTTAAACAAAAACCACAAATAGACCCTACTCTTGCTAGAGTTATTGATTTAGAGTTCGGTGTTTATGAGCTAAAAGAGACTATTAAAACTCTTCAAACCACTTTAGATAAGGAGCAAGTACCTGCTCAGCTAGTCCTACCGGTAGAACGAACCAAAACTACTAAAAAGCCCAAACCCGTAAAACTCCAAGCCGTAGAAGAGGAAGTCAAAAAAGTTAAATCCACATTGACGCAAGCTAAGGTTAAAAGGTTATTTGAATATAGAGATGGAGAGCTTTATTGGAAGGTTGATCAAGGTAATAAAAGTAAAAAAGGTGATAAAGCTCATTTTTATCTAAATACTGCTGGTTATTATTATCTTTACATTCCCTCTAAACAAAAATTATATAATGTATCACGATTAATATTTCTAATGTTTCATGGTTATTTACCCGAAAAAATATCTTACATTGACAATAATTCTCAAAATACTCGAATAGAAAATTTAAGGGCAGCTACTATCTCTCAAGTTAAATGTTCTGCTAAAAGACCAAAAAGCAATAGCTCGGGTTATAAAGGGGTTTATTTACACAAGAAAAAAAATAAGTACATAGCTCAAATTAAAAAAAATAAAAAGTATTACTATCTAGGTTCTTTCTACACTTCCGAAGAAGCCTACAAAGCATACTGCAAGGCAGCTAGAAAATTACACGGGGAATTTGCACGAGTAGCCTAATGGAAATAGTAAGAGAAGAATGGCAAGTACGATGAATACAGATTTTATTATTAACGAAGAATTTGCACGGCTTATTCCTCCGTTATCGGGTGAGGAGTTAGAGAAGTTAGAGCAGAGCTTGCTTAATGATGGTTGTCTTAATCCATTAATAATATGGAATAATACTATAATAGACGGACACCATAGGTACGCTATCTGTATTAAGCACAATATAAGCTTCAATGTAATAGAGAAACCAGAGCTAGAGACTGAGCTGGATGTAAAGCTCTGGATGATTAATAACCAGTTTAGTAGAAGGAATTTGCCTACGGAAATCAGGGTTGCTCTTGCCTATAAGCTCAAGGAGTTTGAAGCACAGAAGGCAAGAGAGAGGCAATTATCCGCTTTAAAACAATTTTCCAAGCAAGAAGAAAGTGCAGAACTAAGCCAGTCTACCGATAGGTTAGCGCTAACCCCACGGAGTGAGACAGAAAATAGCAAGACTCTAGACATTATTGCCCAGAAAGCAGGAGTAAGCCATACTACAGCATTCCAGTACGATGCTATCCAACGCAAAGGAACAGAAGAACAAAAAGCCAAAGTTGCAGAAGGTAAGTCTAGTATTAACAAGGTCTATACCGAAATTAAACAAGCAAAGCAATCGGAAGAAGATAAGCGGATAGTTCATTTGAAAATAAAAGGTAGCGGAGTAGCTGTTATTCAGAAATACGTTAGCGGTATTTATAATGAATTAGAAGACCTTAATACGAGTAAAGATTTAACGGGAATCCGTCATGCACTTTTAAATAGCTACCTTGGGCAAAAAGAGAATTTCTTAGCTTGTGTATCTAATATAGACAAACACAAGAAACTAGTAACACGAAACTTAACGGCATTATCTGAGTCGGTTGAGGATTTAGAATTAACTGTGAATCAAGGTAAACACATAATTAGGCTAGAAGCTCCAAAAGATAAAAAAATTGCTAAACTATATGAGAGGTACTATGGCTAAAGCCAAATGTGAAGAAATTGTTATAGAGCATTATTTACAATCCCATATTAATAATGAGTTTAAAAATGACCTTTTGTGGTTAATCAATGAAAGAAGTAATGATGGTATATTTTTAGAAGTATTGTCTCGATTGTTGGAAAACAATAACAAAGCAACTCTTAAGGTTTTAGATACTCTTAGCCAAGTAGCAATACAACAAGTCATTACTGATTGTCCAGAAGGGTTTATGAGTAGGTTAATTAAGGAGTATGAAAATGAATCATCAAACTAATCATGAAACTATAACATGGCAGGCTACCGGTATTAAACTGGCACATTTAAAAGAATACCCTAATAACCCAAGAAAAATAACCAAGGAAATGCTGGATAAACTAGCTTCTCATATCAAGGAGGACGGGTATCATCAAAGAATAATAGTAGATAACGATTACACTATTATCGGCGGTCATCAACGCAAAAAAGCTTTATACATGGCAGGTTATGATGATGAGACTGAAATTGAAGTGTTAAAGCCGAGTAGGAAACTAACAACTGCCGAAATAGACAGGTTAAACATTAGAGATAATCTAGCGTTCGGTGAATATGATTTTGCTGTGCTAACGGAGCGATTTGATCTGGAGGAGTTAGTATCATTTGGTATGGATGAGGAAATGCTCACGCCTATATTTGATAAAACCATATTAGAAGAAATAGGGGAAGAAGAGGAAATAGAACTCCCGGCAGAAGCTACTTCCAAGCTAGGTGATATTTACCTGCTCGGGTCTCATCGTTTAATGTGCGGGGATAGTACTAACCCGCAGCATGTTAAAGAACTAATGGATGGGGCAAAGCCGATTTTAATGGTAACAGATCCGCCTTATGGGGTGAATTATGAGCCTGAGTGGCGTAATGAAGTAGGCAAAGGAGGTAGAAACACAGGCAAGGTACTAAATGATGATAGATATGACTGGTCTGATGCTTATACGTTATTTACTGGTGATATAGCTTATATCTGGCATAGTTCAAAGTATACTCATAAATTTGCCGAAAATATAGAAAACTGTGGCTTTGATTTAGTTAACCTGATTGTTTGGAGTAAAACTAGACCAGTTCTTAGTCGTGGTGATTATCACAACCAGCATGAACCTTTATGGTATGCGGTAAAAAAAGGCCAGAAAATTAGGCATAATTGGCAGGGCAGGCGCGATCAAACAACAGTATGGGATATAGAAGGATATAATGGTAGCAAAGGTGATGGTGAAGAACCAACGGGTCATGGCACACAAAAACCTATTGAGTGTATGCTTCGGCCTATACTTAATAACTCTGCTCAAGGTGAGAGTGTATACGATCCGTTTGGCGGTAGCGGTACTACGTTAATTGCCTGCGAGAGGAGTAAGCGTAACTGTTATATGATGGAATTATCCCCTATTTATGTTGATGTTATAATAAAGAGGTGGGAAAAGGAAACTAATAAAAAAGCTGTATTGTTGAATGAGTAAACAGAAAAGAGATATTACGCCAGAGGAGTCCGCGCAGGTTGAATCCTTGGCGGCGCACGGTCATACACAGAGAGAGATTGCACATTTCTTAAAGATATCTCCTACCAGCTTTAAAAGAAAGCTTAAAGAAGATAGCCTTTTAATGGCCTCCTGGAGGAGGGGTCGCTTTAAGGGTAAGGAGTATGTTCTCTCAAGGCTTTGGAGGTTTATCAAAAATGATGAGTTGAGTACCATTAATTTAAGTGCAATTCAGTTTTATTTACGCAATACCGGCTTTGGTACGGAAAGCAATAATGACAATAATGAGTTGCACTTATCATTTGGTAATAAATCTGCCATGGAAATAATAAACAGCACTTTAACTGCTCTTGAAGAAGGTGAAATAAACGTTCCTCAAGCACAACAACTTACTAGTTTAGCCTTAGCTAAACTGAATATAGAAAGCCGCACTCAAGAAGATAAAGCGGTATCAAAAGAAATGAAAATAGAAGAAACAAGAGCATTTGCAAAAGAACTGGAACAGGTACTAAAGAATATAGATATTTTAACTAAAAATATTAAAAAATAATCATGTCGACAGGAAGATATATTAATGGTGTAGGTAGAAAGGCATATAGAAAACCTTTAGCAGAAGAAGAGAAAGATATACTAAGTGCAATTAAACAAGATCAACGAGCGGCATTTGCTCGGTACAAGGAGCTAGTCAAAGCTCGTAAGGAAAGAGAAAAGTTGCGTCCTAGAGAGCCTGAAGTTTATCATCACGATATTTGTAAAAAATCATGAGAAAATTAGGACGATCGCTGCCTATGTTATAATTACTTTAGGTACGGTAAGCATAAAAACCCAAGATGTTAAATGTTCTAGATATTTTCTCAGGCATAGGTGGCTTTTCAATAGGATTGGAAGCTGTAGGGATGAAAACAGTCGCATTTTGTGAGATTAACCCATTCTGTCGGAAAATCCTAACAAGACATTGGCCATCCGTACCGATATTTTCTGATATTACTACCATAGATAAGAAAGACTTAAAAACGCTCCCAAGAATAGACATAATTGCTGGGGGCTTTCCTTGTCAAGATATATCGGTAGCAGGTAAAGGAGGCGGTATTAAAGCTAAACGCTCAGGACTATGGAAAGAATTTGCGAGGTTAATAAATGAAGTCAGACCCAAATATGCAATTATCGAAAACGTGGCAAACCTTCGTAGCACAGGGCTTATCAGCGTCCTGCAAGATTTATGGGAGATCGGGTATAATGCGGAATGGCATTGCATACCGGCTTCCGCCTTTGGCGCACCTCACAGACGGGATAGGATTTGGATTATTGCCCACCCCGCTTGCATCGGTCAAATCGGATTGTCCGTCGGAAAGGAAGAGGCGGAATCCGAACTTGGAGGCGGTAGTGAAGATGTTTCCGACCCCGACTGCAAGCGATGCGAGCATAGGGAATATAATCAGCAAGAACGATGTTTACCTGGTAACAAAAACAGGAAGTATCCGCAAACACAACAGGAATGGGGTATCAGGAAGTCTAGGGCTAGGCAGATATGTAAGGTTCTTCCCGACACCGACCAGCAGGGATTACAAAGATGTGGGCGATTTGAAGAAATTAGCCAAATATGCGCACAAGAGCAGATTGGCATGTACTATTGCAGCAGAGGAATTAAGCAATGGGGAGAAGAACCTTTAGAAGTAACGAGGCTAAAAGACGATCGTTTAAACCCTGATTGGGTAGAATGGCTTATGGGCTATCCTATTAGCTGGACAGAAGGAGGAAGCCGCATGCAGCGCCTTATGGCTTTAGGTAATAGTGTTGTACCTTTAATTCCTGAGTTTTTAGGAAAAGTTGTTGTAAATCATTATATTCAGTAATTATTTCTTTATATTAATATTACACGACATAAATATTATATTTAAAACATATATCTTTATTTGGTTATATAAAAATAACTTTACATATTAAAGTAATATGATATATATAACTTTAACTAAAGTTATAAAGATATATATGAAAATAGTTTCCATACTAAATCAAAAAGGCGGTGTGGGTAAAACTACACTTGCAACGAATATCGCAAGTAAACTTCACTTAAATGGTTCAAAAGTATTACTTGTTGATTCAGACCCTCAAGGCTCTGCTAGAGATTGGCATGCAGTAGGTAATAGTGAAATAGCTGTTATAGGAATGGACAGACCAACTCTTGAAAGAGACGTAAAGAAAATAGCCAATGATTTTGATTGGGTTATCATTGACGGCGCACCTCAATTAACCAATATGGCGGTTTCTGCTATAAAATGTTCTGATTTAATCATTATACCTGTACAACCATCACCATACGATATATGGGCGTCTGAAGAGCTGGTAGACGTGATAAAACATAGACAACAAATTACTGATGGAAATCCAAAAGCTTATTTCTGTATCAGTAGAAGAATATCTACAACTTCTTTAAGTAGCGAAGTAACCGAAGCTTTAAAGGGATATTCCCTGCCGATAATGAAAAGCTATACATCCCAAAGAATTGCGTATGCTAAGTCAGCAGCAGAGGGACAATCTGTTTTTGACACTACTAACAATGATGCGATACATGAGATTACAAATATAGTAAATGAGATTAAAGAGATATTATGAGTTCACTGAAAACTGGTCGTCCATCAATAAATAAAGAGAAAGCACTTAAACAATTAGAAGATAATAAAAACGCTAATTTAGTGGTTAAGGTTGATAAGAACTTTCACAAGGAAATAAAGCGTTATGCACTAGAGAATGATATCACTCTTAGCGAACTGGTGCATAAGTCTTTACGAGCATATATGGGTAAATAATGGACTTTGTGGAAGCAATAAGAAAGGTATACGAACTAGATGCCGTTATTAAGAGAAAAAATACAAGTTATTGTATTTATAAAAACAAAAGAACTGATCGATTAAGGAGACTAAGTTTTAATAAAACAGGTGGGGTAATTCATGAAAATTATAGTCTTTTGTCAGATGCAGAGAGTTTAAATAATGATTGGGTCGTAACTAGTGAATATGACGATCTAATAGCAAAAGACAATTTAGTTCGTGGTAAATTACCTATATCAAAACTTCCTAAAAAAAGATTAACTTATGCCTCTGTTTTGGATAAAGAATAATAGATATTACAAAATAATATTTCAACCTACGCTATTTGGTACAATAGATATAATATGTGCATGGGGCAGAATAGGGGGTAACTTAGGGAATTATAAGGTTGTATCTTCTAAAAATGAGCAGGATATAGAGTTAATCATAGATACTATTAAAAAGCGAAGAAAACAAAGAGGATATAGGTTATGCTCTTAAATTTAATAGTTGCGGTAATTGTAGGTTTTATAATACTTATATTATGGGTATTAAAAGGAGTATTTGATTGCATAAGTACTATGGATCAATTAATAAAAAAACTTGCAAAAGTAAGTGACCTTTTACACGATAGACTTTCACGTGTAGAAAGATTAATGAATGATCGAGTAGAAGCAAAAAAGAACACGACTAAAGATGAGTAAGGAATATAACTCTAAAAGTGCCATAATTCTGCAAAGGTATACACCTGAAGAAATACAAGAGTTGTTAAAAAGCGGCGAGTCTAAGTCAGCTGTAGCTAAAACTCTTGGATTACATATGAAAGCTTTTAACGAGTATATACAAAAGTATGGCCTAACTTATCAGTATTCTCGAAAGTCTAAAAGCACTCAAAAGTACAATAGAGAGAAGGAAAAACAATACGAGAAGAGGATACCTGTTAAGGATTTAAATTCAGAAGAAGCAGCAGACCCACTTAAGAAGTTTCATGAAATGCTGGCTAGGAAGAAAGAGAAAAGAGCTTTGCGTGAACTTAAGAATCCTTATGATTGGTAGAAGTTTAATGAAGAAAACAACTGGGTTATGTGTTGTATTATATGAATAAGCAAAATGAAAACTTTAAAACTTGAAGAATTTTTAAAATTACCAGTTGGAACTATTTTTTTAGGCAAGGAATGGTCAGGTTTATGTGGAATTTCTATCAAAGAAGATTCAGTAATAATAGATGATTACCTAGATTTTTATTATAAAGAAATTTCTGATATTACAAATAACAAGAAAACAAGATATGGAAATCCTGACCTTGATGAAGAATTTGATGTATTAGAAAAAGAAGATTTATTAGTCCTTAAAGATTGTATTAATCAAGCTTTGAAATTAATAAATAAACAATAAGAAAAACGCTCGTTTTTTGGACACGTTAAAAACTGCCTCTGTATAAACCCAAAAACATCCAATAACCCATTCCAATTATCTATGCTAGCTTTATCCTTATAATTTATCTTTTCTTGTAATAAAATAACTAAAAATAATTTTTTATTATCAAATAGTTATTGACAATAATTATAAATTATTGTAATATGTAATTATAAAAGAAATAAGGGATTAAAATTATGAGCGCTAAAAATAGTACTTTTATAACAAAAGCAAAAATTGAAGAGTTGTTAAACACTACAAACGATCAAATATCAATTCTAACCTTATCAAAGTGGTTAAGAGATAATACCAATAGCAAATTTACAATAAAAGAAACTATGTATACTAAAGTTTTCCATGGTAGATTTACTGGGTATGCTGACAATAAGGCTTGCAACATTTAAACTCAAAAGATTGAGAGGTGGTGGAATGAATATAATTGAAGCATTAAAAAAAGTTAACATTGATATCGAGAATTTAAATGTAATTGAGGCTGTAAAAGTGATAATAAAAATGCCGGATACTGTATGCAGGAAAAAGTATCCTTATATGGTATCAATAGAAACAGATGATATTTTAGTAGATGATTGGGAAATAGTAGAGGATTTAACAACTGGTATATAAATGATTTAACAGGTGATAACTTAAACCAGAGGAATCAACTGCTGTAATTAAAAAGGATTAGAAAAAACATTTAACAATTTACCGACAGCTGATTTAACAATAAAGAGTAAAGAAAATGAACATAATTGAAGCAGTAGAAGCAGCTAAAGAAGGCGACCACATAAGACGTACATGTTGGGATTATAATACGTTGGTGGTGTATGAAGGTATTTTATATATTTATAACAACCATCTTCATAAATTAGAACCTCACCAAAAACGCGCTCATATGGCAACTTTTTATGCAAAAGATATAGAAGCTAATGACTGGGAGGTAGTGGAGGAGTAAATGATTAACAAGCAAAAAAATTCAATAAATATAAACCCTGATGATGAATTACTAGGGCTAATAGATAAGGAAGCCAAAGATAACATGCGTACAAGAAAAGCACAGGTAGAGTATATAGTCAGGCAGTATTATTTAAATAAACAGGAGGAGAAATGAGAAAGTTTACAAAGCAGCAAGTGGATTTTATCTGCTACCAAATAGGCGAATGGTATGTGCAGTGGAAAAATCAGTTAGTTGATTATGAGGCTAAAACTCATAGGTTAGGACAAGCCAAAGAAGCATTAAAAGAAAGAATTTGTGGTGAAGAGTATAAGGATTTAGAGGACGAGTAGACTATAATCCTAATATTTTAAGTGCTAATTTAAAAAAGTCGTACCAGTTTAAAAACTCACAAAAAACTGGTACGTCTACAGGAAAAATAATGATTAATTATGAAAAAATCATGTTAGCGAACATACATAAAATCATATTCTAGGTCAACGAGATTTTTTGTTACAAGCATCTTTAAGTTTCTGACCGACCTTAAACTTTGGTTGGTTATAAGCGGCTATTTTTATACTTTCTCTACTTTTTGGATTAATACCATTTCTTGCTTCAACCTTGCTTACGGAAAAATTACCAAAGCCAACAAGGGATATTTCCTTTCCCTCTCCCAAGGCATCAATTACCGAAGAAGTAAATACATCAATAGCCTTTTCAGCTTCTTTTTTGGTACATCCATGTTGACTTGCAATATGGTCGATAAATTCTTGTTTGTTCATTTTAAAACCTTGTTTTTAATTAAAGAGATAACTTAACACCCAATAGCGCTACAGTACCTTTTACCTTTTTTGCTTTTAGCTCTGAATAGAATTCAGGCTTACCTTTAAGGGTATAAGCATGGATTTCAGCATAAGGCTTTAGTCCCGGTGCAAGTATGTGGCTAACACCTAATTTAACAGAATTTACCTTATTTTTAAACTTATCAGAAGCAAAATATCCTACATAAGTTGTCGTAGCTTTATTATAAGTATAGCTAATACCCCCGTTGTAATAATAGGACTTATTACCGGCCTTATGTAGTGCTTTATTAGTTAAACTTTTGCCAAAAGAACCATAACAAGCATTATACTTAAAATCACCTATTTTTAATTCGCCGCCAATATTATAAGCTCTTAGATTACTTAATTTATATTCTTCTAAAGGGTCTTTGGCATCTTTAGTGGCAAATTTCTTGATTTTACCTGCGGCTTTACCATGTTCACCAGTTAGAGCTAGTTTTAATTCCGCTTCTTCTGTTAATTTTTGCTCAAATACTATCCCGCCAGTGAGCGCATCCTTAATTGACTTATCAATCTCAAATCTCTCTAAAGCCTGCTCCTCTATTGCGTATTTTGTTATACCATCTGATTTGGTAGATGGTTTATCTATACCGGTATTAGCCGAATCAGGAGTATAAGATATACCAAATTGCAATTTACTTGATTCGCTCAAAGCAAATTTAGGGGTGTAATAATTTATTGTTCTTGGCGGTTCGCTGCTATAAGTTGCTGAGTCTAAACCGGCAGTTATTGAATCACCGATTATAGTTTCTTCCGAGGTTAAGAACGATGGATTTGCTTTTTTACCTTGTTTTAAATACTCTATACCTGTTTTTATGTAGTTTGCAGGTATAGCTCCATCATTTACAGTCATGTTTCTTGCAACAGGAATAGGTGAACCTGCTTCAATTTTACCAAACTCATGTTCTAAGAATACATGAGAACCATTATAATCATTGTTTACTTTTCTTTTTGTTGTTGGAGCAAGTACAATTTTAGCACCATAAGTAATATCGTCAGAAGTATTGGAAATATTAGCAACAAAAGCAGTGTTATTGAAGAAAGCCATGCCTTTTTTATTAGCTGATATGTTCTTCTCTGAACCTTTTAATTTCTCTTGCTTAGCAAATCCACTTTCAAAAGCAGCAAAAGCTCCAAATTTAATGTTTAAACCTGATGCAACAGGTAGGGCTTCACTTGCTAAGGCAGTACTGCAACTAAGTATTATCGTTGATAAAAGATATTTTCTGATTTTCATAATTTCACTCCTTTATTTTTGAAATTAAAAAAACATAACATAAATAATCCCAAGACCAAAATCAAAAAAGCACGAGAAAATCAAGATTAGAAAGTGGTGTGTTATAATTATTTTAAGTAAAGGAAACTTAATTTTATGGCACGGCATCACAACTCTTTCCAGAAACATCAATTTCTTAATGAATCTTTTTTAAAAGAATGGGCGCAAACAGTCTCTGCTCTTAAAGAACCAGCCTTGGCAGAAATATCTTTATATGAATTCTTTAAGGCGGCATGGCCTTATATTGAGGGTAATATGCCTTATGTTGATAGCTGGCATATTAAAGCTATAGCAGAGCATCTAGAGGCGGTTTACGCACGCCAAATAAAAAAGCTGATCATTAATGTTCCGCCCCGCACCGGTAAGACCAATTTAATATCGGTAGCCTTTCCTGCATGGGTATGGATACATAACCCTAGTGAGCGGTTTTTAACTGTTTCCTGCGTTAATTCCTTAAGTCTTGAGCATGCACAGAAGAATAGATCATTACTCGAAAGTAGCTGGTATCAGGATAATTGGGGATATAGATTCCCTCTTCTTAGAGACCAGAACGTTAAAAGCTTTTTCCAGAATACCAAAACAGGCTATCGGCAATCAACGAGCGTAGTATCTAAAACTGTCGGTAAAGGCGGTTCAATCATTATTATTGATGACCCTAACGACCCAGGGGACTTATCTGAAATAAAACGTGAGAACGTAATTAACTGGTGGACACAAAGAATGTCTACCCGTTCAAATAACCCAGCTAATGACTGCCGAATAGTCGTCCAGCAAAGAACGCATGAGAACGATTTAACCGGTTATATCAGAAAGAATGACAGCGAGGGTGATTGGGTAGAATTAGTGCTGCCGCTAGAATTTGAAGAAAAGCGCAAGTGTATTACTGTCCCTCTTGGCATAGATCAGGTTATTTGGGAAGACCCAAGAACTAAGGAAGGAGAGGTGCTAAGTAGCTTACGCTTTGGCGAAAAGCAGGTAAATGAGTTAAAAAAGTTACTCGGTTCTTATGGATATGCTGGGCAGTGCCAGCAAAGACCATCTCCAATTGGCGGTGGAATAATCAAGAAAAAATGGTTTAAGTTCTGGACTAGCCCTATTAAGCCTAAATTTGATTACATATTGCAAAGCTGGGATACGGCAATTTCCGATGAGCCGACAGCGGCCTATTCTGCCTGTACTACGTGGGGAGTTTGGGGCGAGAAATCCGAGGATGAGTTATTTAGGATGATGCTACTCTCTAGTTGGCGGGGTCGTGTAGGCTATCCGGAGCTGCGAAGCAGGGCTCAGCGCTTAGCTAAAGATTATAAGGATATAGGTGAGCATAAGAACCCAATGCCGGCTCAAAGAAGCGTAGATATTTGCCTTATTGAGGCAAAAGCAACGGGCGATCCTTTAATACGTGATCTAAGGCTTGGAGGAGTTCCTGCTAGAGGCTACACACCAAAAGGCGATAAGAATGCAAGAGTACAGAGAGCAGCACCTCTTATTGAGTGTGGTCTCCTGTATTTACCGACTGAAGAGAAAAACCCTGACAAACTCCAGAGTTTTGCCGAGGAGTTTTTAGAAACAGTGATAACTTTTCCAAACGGGGAATCAAAAGACCTGGTTGACTCTATGACACAGGCAATTTTGTACCTTAGAGACTTTGATACTTTAATTCATACAAGTGATGTTAAGGAAGATGAGATAATTACTAAACCTAGGAAATTATACTAATGGCAACAAGAAGGAAGCAAAAAGGAAAGACTAATCTTGATTTATCGGCATCCCAGAGTTTTGAGCCTGAATTTCTAAATTTGACTCAAGAAATGCCGATGGAAGAACAAATCCTACCACAAGAAACAGGTAGTTTAGATGAACCGGTTTTACCGGAAGAAGAAGCACTTATTTCCCTAGAAGATCAAATCTTATCACTTATAGATAAGAAGGGCGAAGAATTAGCACCTCCGGATGCTACCTTTAATAGTAACTTTGCGGATGATATACCGGAAAGCGTCAGAGATAAAATAGCTGCTTACTTGGAAGAGGTAACAGAAAAAGATACAAAAAACCGCGCGCCCTGGCTTGATATAATTGAAAAGGCTAAAACCTTACTTGGCTTTAAAATTGAGGAAATACAAGACCCAAATAATGTCAAATCTAAATCCAATTCTTCCATTGGAAACGCTGCCCAGATTAAGACTTACGATACTACTTTCTCTAGCAGCGTACTCAGGCTCTGGGCAACTCTTCGCTCCGAGTTACTTCCCTCAACTGGTCCTGTAGGATTTAGGACTGATGTTAGTGTTAGCGAAGATTACGAATTAAAAGGCGAGATGGTTAGGGATGCTTTAAATGAGTACTTAACAGTAGAAGATAAGGGCTTTTATCCAGACTACGATCGGTTTTTATTGTACTTAATTTTATATGGGTGTGTATTTCGTAAAATCTACTATGACCCTATTACTGGTAAACCCTTGAGTAGGTTTATCATGCCAGAGGACTTTTTATTTGATAATAACTGCTCAAGTATTACCGAATCAAATCGTCTAACTCATATTAGGTATCTCTCAAAAAGAGAAATCCTTTTTAACATGCAGAGCGGGATATTTTCAAAAGTTGATCTTGATTACCTAGATAGCGTAGGAAGCAGCGATGGGGAAGAAGCAACGGACGATTTGAAACCAAAACAGGTAGACCCCACAAATTCCCGTTTTCCTTTTTATGAGACGCACGAATATCTGGTTTTGAATGATTTTTTTGACAATAACAATGCATCTGAGGACTATAGTATACCATTACCTTATGTTATTACCAGATGCGGCAGCAGTAATCAGATCGTATCACTTACGCCAAACTGGGATGAAAACGATCCAACTAAAACAAGGATTAACTGCTTCATTCATTATAATTTATTCCCCGGGTTTGATGTTTTTGGACTGGGGCTTGCTCAAATACTTGGCTCTAATTCAAAGAGTTTAACTTCCATGCAGCAAATGGCGATTGACGCAGCTATTTTCCAGAATTTCCCGGGAGGGATGAAGGCTAAGGGAATAAAAACTACTAATAATGATTTGAACATATTACCTGGTCAATTCGTAACTGTTGAAACAGGGAATTTGTCCTTGCGTGATTCAATCATGCCACTTCCTTATAATGGACCATCGCCAGCTTTACTTGAATATATTAACCGGATAACTGCTCAGACACAGGAATTAGCTTCTACAACGGAAGCGGGGTTAGCAGAGAATAATCAGAATACGCCTGTCGGTACTACCATTGCCTTGCTTGAAGTATCAAATCGGATGCAATCGGCAATAATGAGAACAGTCCATAGTAGCTTTAGCGCCGAGCTACAGCTCTTTTATAAAATGTTCAATTTGCCATCACTACCTCTAGATAAAGAGAGTTTAAAGGTCATTCCCGTATCTGATCCATCAGTTGAATCTTCTACGCAGAGAATAATCAAGGCAGAGAGTATTTTAAAGTTAGCTAGCAGCAATCCTGAGCTACATAACATGCGAGAGGTATATTTAAAAGTATATCAGGCACTCGGAGTTGGCGACATTGATAAGATACTACTTCCCGAACCAGCACCGCAAGAACAGCAGGAACAACAACCTATAGACCCGGCATTACAGGTGCAGATTGCCGATATTGAGCAGCGAAGACTCGAAGTAGAGTCAAAAGAACGGCTAGCTCACTTAAATATTGAAGCTGACGGCTATAAGACCCAAATGAACATTGAACTTGATAAGGCGAAGTTAGAGCAAGAGAAGTATTTAGCTGAGTTAAAAGTATCTGAAGCTCAACAGCTTGCCGAGCAGAAATATCAAATTGAACTTTTAAAACTCGAGTTAAACGAGAAAGAAAAAGTAATAGACACGCTAACCAAGGAACAGGAAATGAGTACTAAGAACGAGCTTGAGTTACTACGGCTTGAGTACAAAGCAAAAGAAGCTGAGTTAAAGGCACAAGTAGAAGCGCTACGGTCGCAAATTTCATCAACACCAACACAAGAGGAGATTATTTATGGATAGGCAAAAAAGAGAGTTCGCTTTACGCAAAATGCAAGAAAGAGCCAGAGAAAAAGAAACAAGCTGTAATAAGTATGCAGCCGGGGGAGCAGCTAAAGTTAGAAAAGACGTTGCTACAAAAAGCGGAGCAGCGGTCAAGCCCAGAAATATGGGGAGGAGCAGTAAATGATTGGAATGAACCGAAATAACATTTATAGCCGAGGTTCTTTTACCTCCGGCTTTATAGGAAGTATTGAGTCTGAAATTGATAGATACAGGCGTATTTTATGTAATCCGGCATCAATTTCTACGCTAGAGGATTACAAATATCATGTGGGATTAATTGAGGGGCTTGAGAGTTCCCTTGAACTCTTTAACAGGCACATAATAGAGGTAAATAACAATGACTAACTGTGAAATAACCAATTACAAACCGGAAGATTTTAAAACCAAAGGCATTGATCTCCAAAGCTTTAATAAGGAGGTAATGATTGAAAGATTTAAGGAAGTATCGGTTACCGGCATTAACGTCTTAATTCTTATTTACAAACCCCCTGTTGAAGAAGTTACAAGAGGCGGAGTTATTATTCCGCAAACGGCCGTAAAGGATGACCTGGAATATAACTCAATGGTCGGGATGGTATTAAAGCTGGGCCCCGATAGTTATAAGGGCGATCAGTTTCCAAGCGGCCCTTACGTCAAAGCCGGAGACTGGGTCATATTCCCGCGTGGTTCATCATTGCAGTCAAAATATGAGGGTGAACCGATAATTATGGTAGAGGATTTTAAAATCAAACTGCTAGTCGATAATCCATCAAAAGTATCAAGGTAAGAATATGTTTAAAATAGATATTGAAAATACAAGCGACTTAAACGCTGCTATTCCACCTTTAAAAGAAGTAGCCGAAAATAAAGATTCAAAGAATGAAGCTAGCGAGGCAGAAGTAGAAACTAAAGATTTGGGAGAGGATACACAAGGTTTAGATAGTAGCAATGATAAAACCGATATTTCTGCAGATGTTTCCGAAAAAGAAGAAAAGCCTACTAAAACCTCTGCTCCTGACAAAGACAAGGAAAAATACTGGTCTAAATTAAAAAAAGAACGTGAAGAAAAGGTAAAGCTTGCTGAGCAATTAGAGCAGTTACAGCAAGAAAAACTACAAATGGAACAAATGCTCAGCCAAGCTATTAATACCGGTTCTACCCATTATAAGAACAATGTTGCCAGCGAACTTGAAATGGCTCAGGCACGGCTTCAATTAGCACTGGAAAACGGGGATGCTGCTGGGGTTAGCAGAGCTACTGCGGATATTTCAAAGGCGACCCATGCCTTAAATGAGGCATCTAGAATAGCCACTTTTCCTAAAGAAGAATACTCACAAGAGCATCTAAATCAGGTTCGAGCTAGGGAATATGAAGATAGGTTATATAGCTGGCTTGAAAGTAATCCTGAAGTAGATAGAAACGCCCCTGAGTATGATGAGAAGCTAGCGACCTCAGTATTATCCTTTATTACTAAACTGGATCGTAAATACCAAAGCGGAGGAAAGGAACATCTAATAGGCTCTGGTAGTTATTACAGCATGATTGATGAGTATATCGATAATTTAAAAATGCAGGATACTTCCTCTGCAAGTATTCCTGCTAAACATTTTGGAGCAGTTCGCAGTCGCGCTCCACGAGAATCAATACCAGATCCAAAAACAAGGGAATTAAGCGATAGAGAGAAAAAGGCAGCTCTTGCTTTTGGTATGTCTTACGAGAGGTACCGGGAGCTTCTAGATCAACGTAACAAAGAAATGAGGTCAAAAAATGGCAATTAAATATAAACAAGACAAAAATAATGAATTTCTATCTATTGATAGAGATATCAGGGAGCATGAACTTGAAGGAAGTGATTTTGATTTAATGTTCACTGATTCAACCTGTCCTTTTAAAGCTTTAATTGATGAGATAAAACAACCGGGCGAGGAATATTACTTTGCCTTTAATAGCCCTGAGCGCATTAATAGGTTACTGGCAAAGAAGTGGTATATCGTATCTCCTGATAGGCTTAAAAACAAACGTACTTATAGAGGAAATTTAAGAGAGGAAAACGACTGCATTACTACCGGTGATACAATCCTTTTAGCACGTGATGAACGTTACGGGCTAAAAGAGCAGCAATATTATGAACAAAAGGCTATAAAAGTAATGCGAGATACTTTGCAAAAAGTACAGACCGATATTTACAATCCGGTCATGCCGTTTTCTGATAGAGCAATGTAGAAGAATATCATGTCATATTCTAAAATCATACTTAATAGCGATATTAAACTATCCTGGCCTTATCCCCGGACTGAAGGGGAGATTGCTAGTGACATTAATAATGTAATTTCTGAAAATGATGCATATACAATTACTTTGCCGCCTGCCAATACTGTAGAAACCGGTACTAGCTTATTGTTTAATAATGTCGGTCAAAAAGACTTTACCCTCTTATATAATGATGGAACGCCACTAACTAACGTAATTATTCCCGGGGAAGTAATACTGATATATCTAACTGAGAATCTAACTAGTAAAGGAATATGGCAAGTAATACCTTTTGGAGGCGGTAGTAGCGGTATAGTAAGCTTTTCTACGGAAAGCCAGAATAACAGCTTGCAGATCACAAATTCAACTGTTACTCCTCCGACTGGGAACATTATTTTTAAGGTTGCCGATTCGTTGAATAATTTAAATAACCTGGCTACTCAGGTACAGAATGGATTTTTAGTAATAACCGGTAATACTCCATTAAGTTTTGTAACTCGAAAGATAGGAGGTGGCACCAATATAAATGTACAAAGCGGTGATGGGGAAACAAATGATGTAATTATTAATTTAGCCGATTCTCTAGTTGGATTATCAAGTATTAATGTAGGTAATCTCTTAATCTCGGTAAATACCATTACTACGGCAAGCGGGAGTGAGGATATTAACCTCGCTACTGTAGATGATGGAGTAATCAATTTAAATAGTACTCAAATTGACAATGTCGGTAATATGAGCGTACCGGGGAAGATTATAAATCCTGCTACTGCTAAGGCTTATTGTTTCTTTTACGATAATAATGCCCCGACTAATAATATCCAGATAGAGAGCAGCTTTAATATAGCCTCGGTTAGCGGAGCGCAAGGGTCATATGTTATAACGTTTGCTACTCCTTTTCCTGATGGTAATTATTTAGTATTACCGGCATTAGCACGCGGAACGGAGGTCATAGCGCCGTTTCAGGTGTTCTTTAGGTCTAGATCAGCGACGGAGGTCATCATTTTTGCAACCGATACGCTCGGTAATTTACTTCCTGTACTTGATGGCGTATCTGTTGTGGTATTTGGTAGTTAATTTTTAAAGAATTTAATCGAGAGAATATGTTATGTATGAATATCAAATAGAAGAAATATGCGCGCTATCAGAAAATAAATATTCTGTTGAAATATCTTTGGATGAAGATGGGTTATATAGTCTTATTATTGTGTTTGATTTCCCAAATGATTTTTTTGACGATTGTATTACAGGATATGCAACCAGTAGTCTAAAAAAGATGTTAGCCGATGACGATGATTTGTATTTAATACGAATAACTAGAATAGCTTTAGGTAATGAAAAAGTAAAAAATGATCTAAGAAAAGGAAAGAAAGCTATATTTAAAATTAATTATAAAAAATGGGTAAAAATATTTGATCAAATCCAACAAGAACAACTAGAATTAAAAAAGAAAAAGTTGGAGTTTATTTTAGCTCAAGGGATTGAAGATATCTAAACAACCCTAAATTAGTAGTACGATTTGCAAAAGGAATAATCTTTTTGCTATAATACAATTAGGTAAAAAAAGTCATAACTAGACTGTAAAAAGTTTTCGTCATTGCTAGACGTTAAAAGGCGTAGTTTGTAGCTAAATCTTCTAAAAAGCTACCTCTGTCATCGCAAGACACAAAAAGGCTAGTTTTGAAACTTATCTAGAATCAAAGTTTATCGTCATAACTAGACGTTAAAAGGTCTCCTGAGCTTGAATTAGCTTATCTTTTTTTAAATTTAAAATATTTACGTTTTTTAATAATTAACAATATATGAGGAAATTATGTCTAACGGCATTAATAGACCTTATGGTTTGGAAGTAGTTCAGTCTCAAATAGGAAACGGCGGAACACAAAAACTAGGTCAATACTTTATTTACGCATCCGCTGACGGCTTAACCACGCAGCCAAACAGTATTTTTCAAGGTGATCCCGTTAAATTTGTCAGTAACCCTGGTCTAGTCGCAATGACTGGGACAATAGCACCACAAAAGTTATCAGGTCCAACAAACGGAACAGCGGTACAACCTATTGCAACGGCAGACGCAGATGCTTTCCTTGGGGTGTTCATAAGTTGCGCTTATACTGATGCAAATACCGGTATACTTGTAGAGTCTGATTACTGGCCAGGCGGTAGAGCGGTAAAAGCTGGCACACCTATTATTGCATATGTTAATGATGATCCAATGGCAGTATTTAGAGTGCAGGTATCAAGCTCTATAGCAAATGCTGATGCTTCGATAGTGTTTTTAAATACCCAGGTTGGTTTAAATAGTAGTTTATCAGTAGCGGGGATAACTTTTACTTCAAATATTGCTATCGCTGGTGGTCAAAATCCACGCACCGGTAGTAATATATATGGTTCTGTTTACTATCTTGATGGTTCAACAATTGCAAATACCAATACTCTAGACGTAAAAATTATTGGAATTGATCCTGTAATTACCGGTAACGCAAATCCTACAGGATTAGTACCGGGAGTAAATATGCCATTTACTAACCTACTAGTTAAATTTAACAAGCATATGTACGGATCAAGCGGCGTAGCAGGTCCAACAGCCGGAGCATAGGAGTATAAGGTTATGTCTATAATAACAAGCGGCAATATGCCGTCTCTTTTAAAGGAAGGATTATACCTATCGAAAGAGAAGAAAAAAACCTGTTATAAGGCAGGATCAGTAAAGAAAACTAAAACTAAAAACAAAGGTAATTAATTATGTCTATTATAACAACCGGTGATATTCCAAGTCTGCTTTGGCCAGGTCTTTATGAGGTAAAATCTCAGTATGATCGGTTTAAGGGAGAATATACCAAAATCTATGAACAGGCTAATTCTGTCAAACATACTGAGAGGATGGTTGATATTAGAGGAACAGGCTACGCTCTTGAGAAAACCCAAGGTGCTCCTATTAAAATGGATAGCATGGCCGAGCGGTTTATTTATGAATTTGTCCATCGGGAATTTGCCCTCGGTTTTCAGATTACCAATATTGCCATGGAAGATGATCTTTATGCCGATCAGTTCTTTAATGGTACTAAATCGCTTACTACTTCCTATGAACAAACCAGAGAAGTAGTAGCCATGAACCCTTTTAACCAGGCATTTAACGCAGCAGCAACTCTAGCTAACGGACAACCTCTTTGCTCCGGTTCTCAGCCTTACGACGGTGGTGTTTATTCCAACAGAGTTGGGGCATATAACGGCGTTAATATTAATGTCGACTTTAGCGAGGCAGGCGTTGAACAGGCAGTAATTCTTGCTGGTAAAATGAAAGATCAAGCAGGACTGCTAATTAATGCTCAAATTGAGAGATTGCTACTTCCACAAGATTTAATGTTCTCAGGTTGCAGGTTACTTGAATCTGTATTTAGAACAGGAACGGCTAATAACGATATAAACGCACTTTATAACATGAAAGCTATTCCGCAAGGTTATGAAGTAAGCCATTTCTTAACAAGTCCTAGCAACTGGTTTGGATTAACTAATGTTAAGGGAAGTCGTAAGCATTTCGTAAGACGTCCGCTTAAAGTAAACGTTACAACCGATCCCGTAACTGAAACCATGTCAGTACTTGCATCTGGTCGTTATTCTTTTGGTATGTTTACTCCTCTTGGGGTAATTGGAGCACAAGGTTCTACAGCTTAAACCTTATAAAAAAAGAAGCACTTAAGCTTTAATGAGCCAAGTGCTTCCATGTTTTGTAAAAGAACTTAAAATTAGGAGAAAATTATGTCCCAATTCTACGAATATAACTGGCCTACTCCAGTTGTCAATGGCATATCGCTTTTCCAAGCACTAACTGCAAATATTCCGCTGCTGTTAAATGGTTCTTATGTTAACAAAATCACAGGAACAATTAATTTTATTGATTTCGGTATTGTTCCAAGAATTACTCTTAATTCAGCGGCAGATTTACGAGCAATTAATTTTCTTATTACCGGTTATCAGAATGGGGTTTTTATTAGTGAAACCTTAACTGGACCAAATAGCACAACAGTTACAAGCGTCAACTGCTTTGATACTGTGACACAGATAATTCCAACCGGCACTACAGGCTCTACCGTTCAAGTCGGCGTTGCTTCTGTTGGGTATTTTCCAATGATTCTATTAAACACCGCTAAGACCAATACTTCTTCTATAAGCTATGCCTTGAATATCGTAGCAGCAACAGCTAACCCTGCTACTTATCAGGTGTTTTTATCGCTAAAGAATAATTTAGGCATGGGCAAATATGATGATTTAACGTCTGCCGCTAACGGTAATTTTGCAGCTCCTGCCGCCGCTGCTACTGCGTCTGCATTAATACAGTATAATTCTTTAGCTTCCAATTTACTCATTAAAATTGGTACTAATGCAAGTAATTCAGTTCTTAAAGCTCAATTCCTACAATTGTAACTAAAAAGGAAGATAAAATGCCGGCAACTAGTGGAAGTTATAGTTTTAATAGCATAAAAGGAGAGCTGATTATCAGAAAGGCTTATGAGTTAATCGGCATGCCTCTTAGCATGGTAACTGCCGAGCAATATAATTCAGCACTTAATATTATTAATTTTATTTTAAGTGATTGGGCTAACTCTAATGTTAACTTATGGACTCTAAAACTAAATCCTGTTTTTTTAACCCCTGGACAAGCATCCTACCTTCTGCCAAGCAACATTACTAAAATATTTCAGGTATTCTTAAGAAGCAACGTAAGACAATTAAATGGAACACCGCAATCAAATACCGCAAATACTTATGATGGAAACGGTGGAGGAATTGCTGCTTATGCTTTTGATGGTAATCCACTGACAAGATGTACACAAGACGTTCAAAACGGCAATATTTCTTATGATTATGGACTGGGAGTTACAAAACAAATCAGCATTATCGGCATTCAAAGTTATGTTTCTAATCGTCCATATAGCTTAGTTTTAGAAGCATCACAGGATACGATAAATTGGTTTCCTGTTTTTACTCCTCCTCCATTATATCCATATCAAGCACATGTAATTTCATGGTTTTATGTACCTGATCCAATTTATGCAAGGGCATATAGAATTAAAGAAACAGGAGGATACACACTCGATATTGAAGAACTTTATTTTAATAGTATAAGCCAGGATACTACCATGAGCGAGGTATCCAGATATGAATATTTAACCTATCCCAATAAATCACAAATCGGTAGACCTACTATTTACTACGTTGACTACCAGCGTACTCCATCCCTGTATATATGGCAGACTGCTGCTCCAATGTATAATTTAATAATGTATAGCGGTCAAAGCAGTATAGAAACTCTAGAGAATTACACGCAAGGCATTGATATTCCGGCATATTTTTATACTCCTCTAATATATGGGTTAGCCAGCATGCTAGCAGCACAATACGCCCCTGAAAAAGAAGAAGGCTTAAAAATGAGATATCAGGAAACTCTAAATCCGGCAGTGATTAATAATACAACGGAAGTACCGCTTAAACTGGAGGTGTATAGTGACTAGCTTAAAAGTTATCCCTGTAAATACGCAAATGGGAGATTACGTTAGAAAGGACGTAATTGAACCTATTGGAACTTGTGATTATTCAGGGTTTCCCTTTAGTAGGTCTGATCTAGTTAAGCAATATGAATGGCGAGGGAATCAGTTAGTCTGGACAGGAGCAATAGTCGGGCGTCCTTTTGTTGATGAGCCAAACGAGCAGAATAGACCACCGCAAATAAAAGGTGATCCGAAAGCCGTACAAAATCCTCGCCCATTTGGGATAGAGACACCTCAAGGTCCTGAGGCAATCGGTAATAGTTCGCCTGTTATTTTAGAAGATATCAACTTTACAAGTGATGATATACCTCCTGTTTTACCTGATTTTGCCGGTCAGAGTGTTGGCAATATAGACGCACGAGAGCGTTTGGAATCGTTGCACCAAATTAAGTTCTAAAGTAATGGCTAATAATTTTAATCCGGGTTTTGATAGAGAAAAAGCAGCTTTTATAGCGCTAGCTAATAGAGGTGAAGGACTCACTCCAATTAACTATTTATATGCAAAAGAGGCTAGTTTTGAAAGTATTTTGTCTCCTGTTATTACCGGCGGTACTGCTGAGCTTTATACAATATATGCAACCGGTATTAACTCTGCGAGCATCACTAATACTGAAGATATTATTACTAATAGGCTAAAATGGAGTAATCCTTCTAATGATTATTATGTCGGCTTTACTGCCGGTAATCTAACCGGGAACACCATCTGGAGATTACCGCTGCAGGATGGAACTGACGGGCAAGTACTAGCAACAAATGGCAATGGTATTCTATCGTTTATCGATGCCAGCGGAGGATCAGCACCAAAGGATGCTACATATATCTTGCAGCAACCAAGTATCGATCTTCCAAACGCTCAAGCCTTAAATCAGCTAAATAATGGTTTAATGAAGAACAATGACGGTGTTATACAAATTGCTATCCCTGGAGAAGATTATTTAAGTACCGCCTTGCCTTCAGGTCAATTATTTATAGGTAATAGTTCAAATATTGCCACAGCGCAGCAAACCATTACCATTGATAACCTACCAAATTTAGGAACTACAAGCATTAACGTGCCTAATCCTCTTGATCCGATTAACCCTATTACAATTTCAGGAGGTAAAATCTGGCACGGCACTGATAGCAACAGACCGGAAGAATCTGATGCCTTATTAGTGTTAGAAGGAGATATTGCCTTAATTAATTTCAGGTTCTTTAGTGCTAATTTTATTCTTGGAAAAGGTAATACGGTACTGCAAACATTAATGCCGGGTTCACAATTTCTCTCAAATCTCCCTAGAGGTTCCTGGATGCAGACAAGCAGCGCAGGAACAGGAGCAATCGTAGCAGCTACCATCCTAGAGAATCAACTATTGATGGGTGGTTTAAATAACGTGCCGGAAGCACGTCAAACTATAGATATTGCAAATCTACCCTCCTTAACTGATGGAAGAGTCTGGCAGGGTGATGCAACAAATAGGCCGGTAGAAGTTCAGTTAAACCTTGCTCCAACTGATGCTACATACATAATAAAAACTCCGAATGTCAATTTACCTGAAGCACAGGTTTTAGAGGAACTAGGGATAGGAATGGCCAAGATTGTTGCTGGCGGTGCTTTTGCAATCGCGATTGCCGGCGAGGATTATGCAACTATCCAGCAATTAGAAGAAATAGAGCAACAATGCCAGCAGTACGCAGAGCAAGCCGCTACTTCAGCGGAGGAAGCAGCGACCTCAGCAGGCGAGGCGGCAACGAGTGCAGGTGAAGCAGCTGCATCGGCGGCAGAGGCTACGGGAGCAGCAGCAGAAGCAACAGGGGCGGCAGCTGCTGCTAGCGGTTCGGCTACTGCAGCGGGTCTATCGGCAGCAGGAGCTCTTGCTTCAGCTGGTGCAGCAGCGCTTTCGGCAGGTAGTGCGTCAAGTTCGGCATCTGATGCTTCCTCGAGTGCCTCTGATGCCAGTCATTCTGCTAGTAACGCAAGTGGGTCGGCGACTAATGCAGCTAATAGTGCTACCCAAGCTCAAACTTACTTAAATACTCTTTTAAATACTGGATTAACTCTGCAAGGAGATGTAACCGGTAGCGGATTATTAAGTAATCCGATTGTTACCACATTTAAACCTAATCCGGTATTTACCGGTAATAGCTCAATGACTATGCCTTCAGGTAATAATACTCAGAGACCGACTACCCTAATCCCTGGAATGATCAGGTTTAACACTTCACTTTGATTTTATGATAAAATTTATTAATTAATTATAGGAGACTTAAAATGACCGATAACTTAAATGACAAGAATATAAAAGCACCATTACCGACATCTACTGGAAAACCGGAAGTTACTGACGGCAGCAACTGGTTTACCCTTGCTACTGAAAACTGGGTTTTAAATACTATAGGTAGCGTTCCTGCGACTTTAGTAGCAACAACAGCCAATTTAACGGCTACTTACGCTAATGGTACTAGTGGAGTCGCGGCTACTTTAACTAATTCGGGAACACAAGCAGCACTTGTTATTGATGGAGTTACTTTAGCCTTAGGTAACAGGGTTTTAGTTAAAGATCAAACAGCTGCCTTACAAAACGGAATATATACAGTAACTAATATAGGTGGAGCTACTGTAAACTGGGTATTAACAAGAGCTACTGACTTTGATTCCCCTTCTCAAATGACTAGAGGCAAGACTATTGATGTAATTAGCGGAACAGTAAACGCTGTAACATCATGGATGCTTACCTCAACTGTTACAACTGTCGGTACGGATAGCATTACCTTTGCTAAATTAGCTCAAAGTGGTATTACAAATATTTTAGGAACTACAAATCAAATAATTGTTACCATTACTAATGGAATCGCAACAATAAGTCTTAGTTCTAACCCTGTATTGCCTGGTACTGCATCGGTTACTATTCCAACCGGAACAACTGTGCAGAGACCAACTACTTTAACTGCCGGAATGCTTAGATTTAATACCAATCTCTAGGAGAGTAAGTTAAATAGGTTTAAATAATGAAGCTTGAGTTTTTTGATGGGACTAGCTGGTATAGTGTTGCTACCGAAAACTTTGTTAATACCAAAGTATTTGATATCAACTCAAACACCAGCGGCCAATTAAATATCAATCGTTTAAACGGTTATCCAGCAAATAGTTCTCTTTATTTAAGAGGCGATGGTACTTGGAACGCTCCTAGTTTTTCTAATTTAATAACAACAAGTAGTATTAGTTATGAAATAACAATAAATAATACTAACGCAAGTAGCACTGATACTGGTTTATTAGTACAAAATAATGGTACTGATGCTGTTAATTTTGGCTTTAATAATAGTACAAATGAAGCCTATATATGGGCGTATGGTAGTTCAACTTTAAAATTTGGTACAAATGCTATAAAAAGAATGCAACTTCTTAATAATGGCACTTTAGATTTACTTACCAATAATTTAATAACCACTGGCAATATCAACGCTCAAACCGGAACATTAATTGCCAATAACCTCGCTGCTTATAATTCAGGGGTAATTGTCTGTGGCAATCCTCTTAGCATCCAAGACACTGGCACTTATAAACCTTATAATGGGAGTTATGGTTATTTAAATTCTTCCGGAAGTGTTGGTACATCCACAGGGCAGAATCCATACTCAATCAACTGCAATAATAGAGTCAAGGCTTCCGAGTTTAATGCCGTTTCTTCCATTAAAACCAAAAATATTGAATCTTCAGGCAAGTCCATAGAAGAGGAGGCATTAAAGATATTCAGTAATATACCTTTCTTTAAATATAGTTATAAAGATAAAATTAAAAATGGTAAAGGTAGCACTTTTGGTGTTATTGCCGAACCTTTAAAGGAAGTTTTACCTGATTATGTTCTAGAGGACAAAAGTTTTGTCCCTAATATATTGCAGCCCTGTCTAATTAAACCAATAACGGAATATAACTATCAATTAGTATTCAAAGAAAAATTAACCAATATTGAAGGGAGTAAATTACAGTTAATTTTACTTAATAAATCAGTTGAAGTAGAGATTTTAAAAACTACCCAAAAACGATTAACTATTTCCTACTCTGAAAAACTACCAAACAACGGATTTGCCTACGGCACTTTTGAAACCTGTCCATCAGTTACCAAAAATAAACTTTTTGAATTATCAATGGTGGTATTAAAAAACACCTTAAAACGTGTAGATATTCTTGAGAATAAACTCAAAGCTCTACGATTCATTAATAACAATTAGGAGAATTAAAATGAATACAGCTCTAAAAGACATTAGTACAAATTTAAAAGATTTAAAAATAATTACTACTACACAGGTTGACTTATCTTATTTCAATATCCTTGCAAGACAGGTCTTTAGTGACCCAAATATATATGCCAATATACAATCTGATGTCCACTTCATTAATCAGATCGGTAGCCAGCTTTTTAATTGTTTCAGTAATCCAGATCCAAACACTCAAAAAATATGGTATGTAGCACTAGACTCAGGTTTAACTCAAGCAATTGATGATGCTAATAATCTTATCAATAGAATTCCTGCAGAAAGTCCAAAAGGAGCTGATTTAAAAACAGTTTTAAATGTTTTTATAACTGACTGTAAGTTAATTCAAACAGAGATTATACCTAATAACTCAGTCAACGCAGATCAATAACTTTTAGCGAGTAAATATATGACTACTAATTATGGATATGAAAAATCATTAATTTATCCAGAACAATTATTAAAATTAAAAGAACAGCCTTTTGAGATTTTACCTATTGATTCCTCAAGTGCGATAGTTCCACATCGAATAGCTATAAGAACTATAATTGCAGAATATCCTTATATCTATAATCATGCTGTTTTAAAAATTAAAATTGGCAACATTGAATTCGGAATATTACCCTCAAGTAATTTTTTAGAAGTTTTTCAAAACCTTTTTATTTTAATAAATGTTAATGATTGTACTCCAAAATTATTAAGCTCGGTTCTTGGTGAATCCTTAATGTTAGTAAATGATGGGGAAGATAATCTATCAGAAGGTAATTCTTGTTTAGAGTTTCATGTGTTTTACTCAATTTTAGAATTTTAAGCAGAATGATTGTATAAAAATATTTCAAAAGCTTTTTAGCATAAATTATGCAAGTAATACGTATTTTATCTTTAGATGGAGGCGGTATTAGAGGGTTATTCTCTGCTACGTTTCTAGAGAACTTTTGTAATGATGCCGGGATTAAAGGTAATGAATTATGGAAATATTTTGATATTATTTGTGGAACTAGTATTGGTGGTATCCAGGGGATAGCTTACTCACTTGGTCTATCACCTACCGACGTTATTAATTTATTAACGACTAATGCAACGAGCATTTTTACTATTAGAGCAGGAGTGAACCCTTTACAACCTCTTGGTCCAGCAGGGTCTGCTACTTTAGGTACTGTGCTGGCAGTTCCGGGAGTTGATCCTTATATCTACAATCAGCAACCTCTCCGAGATGCTTTAAGTCCTATTTTAGGGACTACTCGCATGTTTCAATTAAAAACTAATACTTTGATTACTGCTGTAGGGTTTCAAGGCGGAACTGGTCCTAGCACGGATAATGTTAATTTTCCATACGGCGATGTTACAAGTAGTCAGTACTACCAATTTTCTAATGTTTTAATTCCGAGTTTTACTACCGGGCAAAATTATACTTGTATTGATGTTGCTATTGCAACAGGTGCTGCGCCGGTATTTTTTCGTCCAACTCTGATTGGCGGGATGCCTGCTGATACCTTCTTCATTGATGGCGGTTTGTATCAAAATAATCCGACAAGCCTTGGTTATGCGTTCTCCAATATATTATTTCCACAGAATGTTGCAATTTGCATTCTTTCAGTCGGTACCGGCTACTCTGATCCTGATATCGAAATAACGACAACATCAGGTAACCTAAAAGTAGCCCCTAATAATGGACTCGGGTTACTTGCTAATAGTTTGAATTTAACGCTAAATGGAGCAACGGACGCAGTAGAACTGCAATTTAAACTGATGTCTTTATACAAAGGCGCAACAAATAATCTATCTTACTACAGATTCCAACGTTTTCTTGCAGATCAGGAATTAAGTAAACTAGATAATCCTACCCCAGAAGCTATAGCATATTTAAAATCTGAGTCAAACCTCCAATATGGACAGGACGCCATAAAGATACAGCAATTTATTCAAAAATGTAATTTTCAAAAATAATTACATTTATACGATTTTTAAGAGTTATAAGTACTTATATGTTATAATAAAAAAGAAAAAGGAAACATATGGCAGACTTATCAAACATTACCGCTTTAAGCGGTCTTACTATTACCAGTGATCAAACCACCGGGACTAATAATCCTAACTCTACCTTTGCTTTTCCTAGTGTTACCACTAGCCAAAGGGATTTATTGCAAAATGTTACTTCTTACGTAGTAAATAATGTTACATATAAGGTAAAACCTGGCACTGTGATTTTTAATATTACGACTGGTTTTTTACAGATTTTTGATTTTGTAAATAATGCTGGAGTATGGCAAAATATCCTTTCAGTTAATACAACTGCCACTGGAGCAGGTCTTACTAATGGAACACCTTTTGTATATCCATCTGGTGCAGCAGGCAACATAGAGAATGTTGTTGCCAATCAGGTAAATGGATTTACTTATTACGATACTACAAGCAACACGTTAAAAACTAGAATTAATGGGGCATGGAGAACTGTTACCACTGCCTAAAGTTAGCAAATGAACTATAATACTCTTGTTGATCAGATTATAGCTTATGCCAATAGAGGAGGTAGCATTGAATTTGCTGCCTCTATTCCCTATTTTATTGAAATGGGACAGCAGAAAATCTGGAAAGAGCTAAATACTCTTGGTTTTCAAAAGGCAGTTGATGGTAGGTTTCAGGCAAATAATTCTACTATCTCCAAACCTGCCGATTGGCAGGAAACTATCTCTCTAAGCTATGGAACGACTGAATCCTTATTTACAAATAATGTAATTTTATTTCTAAGAAGCTATGAGTTTTGCATAAATTATTGGCCAAATGTCGATACCGCTACTATTGATAATCCACCGCTATTTTATGCAGATGACATACTGCCAAATACTAAACCTTATGATAAAATCTTTATAAGCCCAACTCCTGCTCAAAATAATATTTATCGGTTAATATATAATGGGCGACCCGACTTAATTACAAATGAGAATCAAACAAATATACTAACAGACTATTACCCTGATCTTCTATTTTATGCCGCCTTTTTAGAGGCTCTTATTTATTTAAAGGATGATCAGAGAATGCCTGTCTATACAAAATTATATCAGGAAAGCTTAACGTCTGCTAATAATTTGACCAAAGATCGTTACATCGATCGCAGTGTAAAAAGAGATATAGGGTAATTTATGGCTACGCAAAAACAGATGTTTCCTATTACCTATAAGCCTGGAATACTGCGTGATGGTTCGCCTTTTCAAGGAAGTTACTGCACGCGGGGGCAATGGGTCAGATTTTTTAGAGGCTGGCCTCAGAATATAGGCGGAATGAAAAATTATGTACTATATCTGCAAACCGTACCTGAACTTCTACCGCCAAGCTCCACTCCGACCGCAGCTCTTATATACTATGATAGTGATGGGAATAAACACATTTTAGTCGGAGTTTCTCTTGTGACTCAGCAACATAAATATAGCCTAATAGATGCTACTTATAACAATATTGGCGGTCAAACCTTAACTTATTTTACAAAATTTCCTAATCCTACGAATACCTTGACACAATTTGTAGTAGTAACGAGCATTATTAATGCTATTCCAACAAAGGTAATATTGTGTTTAGGGATGAAAAATTACACAGATATTAACAGTAGTGAGGCAATTAGTGCTATTTTCGTGAAAAGGGAAATTGCAGTAGAAAATACAGCTTTTTATAAAACAACTTTTCCTGATTTTGTTTATCAGGAAGCAACAGGAGGAATGCTCTACGCGGGAAGTAGATTATTTTATTACGGCAATAACGGACTTGTTAGATGGTCATCGGTAGCACAAGAAAAATTCGGCAAGAAAACAAAGTTAAAACTTCCCTTCCTGTTTTTTGAAGATAAATATTCCATCAATATTAGCACCGATAAAGTAATCTACGGCGCAGAATGGCGAGGAGGAGCAAACTCGCCGACTATAATCTTCTGGACACTCGGCTCAGTTGTTCTTATCACCAATACTACAGGTAGCAATAATCAGGTCATTGATGATCCTGATGACCTTTCTTTTAGCAAAAAGGTATTATCAAGAGATAGCTCCATTCTATCTTCAAATAGCGTAGTTGAATATGACGGGATATTCTACTGGCCTGGAACACAAAGATTTTTTGTATTCAACGGCGTAGTTCTTCCGCTTGAAAATAATCTTAATCGTCAGACTTTTTTTGACTCGCTCGATATGGGTAAACGTCAGAGGGTCTTTGGCGTAAAAAACGTAAGCAGAGATGAAATATGGTGGTTCTATCCTGAAAAAGGGAAAGATGCTAATGTTGGATGCACCAGAGCCGTTATTTACAATGTTGTAGATAATACCTGGTATGATACCGGCATAGAACGGGCAGCCGGGTATTTTGATAATACCGGCGGTAACATGTATACTGTAGGAAAAAACCTGAGTCCTTACGAAGGTGATAATAACAGTTATGTCTGGCAACATGAAGTCGGAAACGATCAGATCAATCTTTATAAAGCGCCAGACCAGCAAACTAAAGCTATTCCTTCCTTCTTTACCACACCTATAATTTCTTATGCTACCTTTAATCCACAAAAACAGGTAGCAGGAATTGATTACAACATAGCTATAGAAAGGATAGAGCCTAATATTGTTGCTACAGAAAAAATAAAGATGACTGTTAGCATCAATACATATGAATATCCCGCAAGTACTCCTGTAACAGCTACTTATAACCTTACTATTGATGGAGAACTAGAAAATACTATTAGACCTGCTATTAATGAACGCAAACAGGGGAGAAACATTAATTTTACTTTTAAATCAGAAGGTATCGGTTCTGGTTACCAGATGGGAACTACCTTTGTTTTAGCTGAAATAGATGACGGGCGGCCATGATTAGCGTTTATCCTAAATATATTAGTGTTAAATACTGGGCAGCTACCGTTTGTGATGATTATTCGGATTTTCCTCTTCCTGTGCTTCATGATGAAACAAAATGGGCAGCATGGGCAGAGAATTTAATAGGTATCGAGCCATTTGCAAATAGAGGAGTACCGAGTCCCTATAAGGGAGGCAGGAAAAATGAACTTGCTTTTAACAACTGGGAAGAATGGGCAAAAAAAGCCTATTTGGTGATGCTCTCGCAGGATAATAATAATTTGTAAAAATCACGATTTTCCAAGGCTACAAATGTTCTGTGGTATAATAAAAAAGAAAATATTATCAAAATGTTAGTTCTCATTTTAGCAGTCATTATTGGTATTGGTTCAGTATATTTACTTGGGGATAAAAACCCTGTCGAAGAAATCGCAGAAAAAGTCATAGAGGAAGAAATAGGGATAGACGTTGATTTAACTCCAAATAGTAAAAAGTATTCAAAATGAGTACATCAATAATTATTGCTCTAGACCTTGGTACTACTACCGGCTGGGCTACTCGCGAGGCAGCAGGCAACATAACTTCTGGAACAACTAGCTTTAAAACTGGGAGGTTTGAAGGAGGTGGCATGCCTTTTTTACGTTTTAAACAATGGCTTACCGATTTAAAGGCAACTTTAGGAGTAATTGATGCGATTTATTTTGAAGAAGTAAGAGCCCATAAGGGAGTAGATGCTGCCCATAAATACGGGGGATTTGTTGCTCACCTTACCGCTTGGTGCGAACATCACGGAATACCTTACTCTGGCATACCTGTCGGAACGATAAAGAAGCATATTACCGGCAAAGGAAATGCTCCTAAGGAGTCCGTAATAACTGCCGTTAAAAACAAGGGATTTTCTCCCATTGACGATAATGAGGCCGATAGCCTTGCTCTACTTGATTTTGTATTAACAAACCATAATAAAGGTATTTAAAATGAAAAAACAAATTTTACTATTTTCTTTAATATTTTTACCTTCTTTTTCTCTAGCAAAAACTGGTTTTTATTTAAAAGGTGGTATTGGGTTAAATAATATAAAAACCACAAAATTTAGTAATCATGATTTTGAAGGAAAAGTGAAATTATCGGATAGTTTTCCCCTAATTGAAGCTGGTATTGGTTATAAATTTGATAATGGGATTAGAATAGAAAAAGTATTTGATTATTATTTTTTATTTCGTACGTCCGAGATATCAAAAAATCCTAATGCTGATATATTTAAAATTTCTACAAAAACCAAGGCAGATAGCTTGATGTTTAATATATACAAAGATATAGCAGTTATTGGCAATTTCACTCCTTTTGTCGGTGGAGGCATTGGATTAGCACATTTGAAAGAATCAGCTGTAGGTTACGCTATATCTCAAGGTGATAATGTTATTTATCCACTGGAGGCAATCAGTAAAAAAAGAAATCAGTTTGCTTATAAATTAACTATAGGCAGTGATATAAAATTTAGTGATACGATTACTGGTGAAATCAGCTATAATTATTTTAACTTAGGCAGTAATAAAAGAAAAATCATAGGAGGAATTGCCAATATAGGCAATCGTACTTATGAAATCCACAATATAACTCTAGGAATGAGGTTTGCAATATGAAAATGAAAGAATTACCAAAAGCTCCTATTCAGATACAAAGGGATGAGTTACTTGCTAAAGTTGCAGAGTTAAAAAAAGAACTAGCAGAAAAAAGCAATACAATTGTAACCCTTGAATCTGGACTTAATCTAAAAACTCAAACCATAACACAGAAAGATAATACCATTGGAACTTTACAATCTGAATTAAATGTAAAGAGTCAGACTATAATGCAAAAGGATAATACTATTAATGCTCTTCAAGTAGAACTTAATTTAAAAAATCAGGCTATAACTGAGAAACAAAATATTATTACTAATTTAGAAGCTACGTTAGTTTTAAATAGTGAAGCAATAGCTCAAAAAGAGCATGATATTGAAGAATTAAGGAATCAGTTATTTGAATTACAAAATGATGTGATCATAATTGGTAACGATGCTATAGAAGAAATTTAATGCCTATTTTTTAGGCAATTCTTGAAAGCTTAGAAAAATAACCTTTGTTAGCTTAATTCACAAAGTTATCAAGAGTTTTGTGGATAATTAATCTAAGATTTTGACGTTACTTGCAAATGTCTTTTGACCTTTGATATTTAGTTCGTATTCGACTTTCTGATTTTTTTTAAGCTCTTCTATACCTGACTTTTTAAGCTCATTCTGATGAACAAATACGTCTTTTGAATCATCATCAGGTTTAATAAATCCATATTTATTACCAAGAGAATAAAATTTAACAACTCCTCTTTTCATGAATATAATTTCATTAGTTAAATATCCAACCCAAAATATCAGATTTAACGTGTACTTAAAAGTATTTTTGGTTATTCTGCTGTGTTATTCATCTCCTGCAAATTTTTATTTAAAGCTACCGCAGAATATCCGGTAATTTCTTTAATACGATGATTTAAAGCGGTAGTAGTTGCAAGGTTATTAGGATTTTCTGCTAATTTCAATGCTAAATCCAAAAACTTTTTATCAGTTAATAACTTGGTCGCACCATATCCCCCGCCAAGAAGCTTGGCTGTGGTAATAGGATCATAAAACAATCCAAAAATTGCCGCGCTAATCCCACCGGTAGTAGCTGTCCCTGATGGATTAGGAATATTTTTACTTTTTACAGCCATAGCTTTAGCAACACTGCCTAATTTTTGTATTTTTTTAAAAGTCTCAGGAGTAAGCTGTTTTCTAATAGATACACTATTTTTAGGATTGTTTATTGCTTTAGCAAGAGCGTTATAAGATAGACTTTCAGTAGCGTAATTCGTAGCTTTATGGCCGAGTATATTTTCCAGTTTTTCTCTTCTAGCTACATCCCCGTATAATTTATCGGCTTCCTTAAAAGCATCATACCACTCCGGGTTACTCTTGCCGTACTCCTGGATATCCCGTGAAATCGCTTTTTGTATTTTCTTAAGCTGATTTTTAACTCCCGCGTCCGTATCCCATTTTATAATTGAATTGAGACTCTTTTTAGTCCCAACAAGTTTATTAACATCATATTCTTGTAATGGTAACTTTATAGGACCATACTGACTGACTATCTTTGATGCCGGTTCAATCTCATTTTTAATAGTTTCAAGTGACTGCAGGAGGCTTTTTTCATCAGGGGAAAGAATAGCCGTATTGATTTTAATATCATCAATGGCCTTTTTAAGATTAACCGGTAATACTTTTGCCTCCTGTGGTAATGAAGTTGCTACTTTATTATATAAACCGGCAATATGACCTTCTATCTCCGGAGTTCTTGATGGACCAATTTCATCTAAAATATCACTTAATACTTTTTGTGTCTGTTCTTCGGTAAGTGCATATTTATTTTTTAACTTATTACCAAAAATGGGAGCTTTCCCCACGTACTGATCAGCTAAAGCGGTTAATTTAGAATCGGTAACCGCTGCAGCTGGTAAATCTATGCCTAAATCTCTTGCTGCCTTAGCTGCTGCTATATTCATACTCTTAGGCGTTAATCCCATAATTTTCATCGGTATTTTTGCAAGCGTCTGGCGAGGTTTTGTAAAGTTATTTAACAGACTTTTACTTTTAATAATAGCGGTAGGAGTAGCAACGCTAGATATCAGATCAGATACAAGCGGATCAACTCCTGCTTCCTGCATTACTCCAGAACCTGCCCCTATGCTACTGCCTGTTCCTATATCCTTGGCAAATTTGGTTAATAAAGATTTACCACCTCCTCGAATTGCGTTTCCGGCAACATTTACTCCGGCACTAGTTGGAAGAGGGAAGCTCGCCGTAGCTCCTCCAAATTCTCCGGCTTTATATAGAATATTTCCTAAACTATCATTCTCCTTAGGTTTCATGGAATCTAAAGATTCGAGGGCTTTATTTGTAGTATCAGACATTACTTGTGCCGACTCTGGCAGGATTGGAGCAACAACTCCTGGTGCTACCTCCATAACACCTGCCCCGAATTGATCCGCTCCCTCCGCTAACCCGCTTCTCATAAAACCTGATAATGCTCCCTTGCCAAATTGACCAAGCCTATCAAGAAAAGACGGCGGGATCTCTTTTGCTACAGCTTTAGGACTCCGGTATTTATCAAATACACCACTCCTTTGGCTCGGTAATTGATCTCTATCTATATTTTTAGGAGCTTTATACTTATCAAATTTACTCATTGACTACCTGCAAACCATCATTATCTATGGCATCTTGTACCCAATCTTTATGAACCCAATCTTTTGCACCTGTTATCGGATCAACCATTAAAACCCTATTGCCGCCGTTACTGCTCTTATTCCCTTCCTGAAGACCTATACCTAGCATGGCTCTTAAATCATTAATAACGTTTAAATTTGTTGCCATATCATTATCAGGCGATATAGTCGGTATATGAAGAAATTCTTCTTTGTTTTGATATTTAAAAGCTTTATTCAACTTACCGCGTAATACCTCACCTATTGCCCAAATTTTTGCCTGATCCGGACTATATTCCTGATTACTGAATTTTGATCGGAAGTTTTTTGCCAGTAGCGACCTCTCCCCTTCAGAACCAAGGTTTGTAACTGTATTTTCTGCATGAGTCAGCATTCCTTTCAACTCTTCTAAAGCTTCTTGCTTTTCTCGTTCTTCTTTACCTTTCTTAAAATTATTTAATAAACTTTTCTCTTCTTTTTTATCTCTCCTGAAATTATCCAGTAAATTATGATGTCTCTTAGTTTCTTCCAGCTGCCTCTCCTGGAATTTACGATGCCATGCTTTTTCCTCTTTGGCCGCTTCTAACGCTTCTTGTGCCCTTTGTTGCTGCAATATTTGACCCGCTAGTTGCTCATTCTCTTTAAAAGCAGCATCCTCGCTAGTATTATAAGCGGCCAAAGCGGGATTCATTGCCCGCCCTATAACTCCTAAATTATTTTTAAAACCACGCTGCACAGGCTCGGCAGCTAAACCATTACCAAGAGCAAGTAACGCATTATTTATCGCTCTATGCTCCTGATCCCTACTCATTCCTAAATTACTTCGGGTGCTACTAATCGCTTTTGCTATCCCCTCATCAAAAGGATTTCTTCTCTCTGGGAGAGCTTGCATGCGATTTAATATTTCTTCTTCCATAATTTATACATTTTATAATTAAAATTTACTGATATCTATCTAAAAAAGGATTAAAACGAGGTTTAAATACCTCTACAAAACGTGGATCTCTTGGATTTGTTACATGTTTATAAGTACCTCTTCCTGTTATAGCTTCTTGTTTTGCAATTGCTTTTACATATGCGTCACTAAAATGAGTCCCATAACGCTTATCTCTACTTCTAATTTCTTGCATTGCTTGATTAAGTTTATCTTCTGCTTGTTTTTGCGCTAATTCTCGTTGGCGTACAACTTCAGCTTGGCGTGCCTGTTCTTGCCTTACCCTTTCTGCTTGAGCGATACGGGCTTGTTCCTGTTCTTGTTTAATACGATTTTCTTCAGCTATCTTTAAAATCATCTGCCTTTCCTGCTCTTTACGTCTTACCTCATCTTCTCTCTTTTTTTGAATCTTAGTATTTTCAAAATCGGCATAATTCTTGATACCCCCCATATCCTGATTTAGGTTGCTCTCAAGCTCCGTTTCACTATGACTTACCGGTACAGTTTGCGCATATTGTGCCAAAGCATGAATATTTGGTCTTAAAGACGGCGTATAAACAGAGGGGTTACTACTAACATTCGGATTAGCAAAAATACTACTGATTTCTGGGCTTACATTGTATTTTACAATATCACTTCCCGACCCTTGCGGCCATTCCTGATTTCTCTCTTCTTCAAATCGCTCCCGCCTCTGGTTTAAATCATCTTGCGCATTTAGCCACTTGTCTACTCCGAGCTGGTTCATTCCGCTAATCTTGCCAAGTACGTCCTGATATTCAGATAACCCTTGCTGACCTAAACTATTTAACCGGTTTAAATCATTCATGTCACTTTTATTTAAACCGCTCATTCTCCCCCGAAGTACATCCTGGAGTAAGTTGTTTCTATTGCCAAAACGGCTTTTAGCAATTCTATTAATAGCATCCTCGGTTTGTGATAAATGTGATTGTGATCCATAAGTACCCTTTCGCTCATGATCCATACTGATTCTAGCTTTCTCTGCTTTTAAAAGATGCTTGGTATCAGAATCAAGTTTATCTACTTGTGGATCATAAATTGTAGGTAAATCGCCTATAGCTCGCGTTCCAACATTCTCTCGCCCCATTAACGAGCCATAAAGCTTATCTCTTTCTTCCCTTGATGAATCATTATAATCATGGCTCAAACCACCTAGCAGGCGATGCGATACTGCTAAATCTTCCGGTACATTAGCTAGCTGCTGACCACTGTAAGTGGGAGTTGGGCTATTATAAAGATTTAGTCCTTTTTCTAGTAACTTGACTGCTGCTGCTTCACCGTAAGGCCCCATGCTACCCGGATCACCGCCGCTATTTACTATATTGTATAACGCCTTCATCTTTTGCTTTGGAGCATTTACTTCTTCATAAAACCTGTTCTTATCTGCTGAATTTGCCAAATGTGAGTATATATGCTGCTGATTGCCAAATTGCCCCAGCATATTAGTAAGTCCTGCTCTCTTTGCCTTTTCGCTATTACCAAGAGCATTTAAACTATTGCTAAGTCCGGAATTATATTCAGAATCAAGACCCTGTGCATCGTTACTTAAGGCATCTATACCAACACGTGATAATGGAAGCCCTTTATTTAGGTTCTTATCAAATTTATTATAAAACCCCGATTGTCTGCTATTAGTCCTATCTCCAAACTGTTTTCCCATCAGCTTCCATCCGGTATCACCTACCCGTTTTTGACCAGATGAGAGTATATCCAGTAAAGAGGTCTTTTGCCTCTCATTAAAACCTTGTGGAGTTCTACTTAAAACACCGCTCGCTTCCATAGAGTAAGGAGCGGGAGCGTTATTAAACTGCTCTTCAAGCGTTCGTTTCTTCTGCGTTAAAGAAGACATTGGAACACTAGTCTTTCCCCTGTATACGGGCGCCCCGTTACTTACCATTCGCCCTATATCACGATTAATTAAGCTAAGCGCCTGCTCTCGGAGGTCATTTAAGTTTTGTGTTTTCATATTATCCTCTTAAATAACTCTCTAAAGACTTTACTCGTGGCGGAAGATTTACTTTTCCTCCTCTCTTATGCCGGCGGATATTTTCACGGAACGCATCAAGCTTGCGTGCTCCAGCTGCATTATTACCATCTCCTAAATCAGAGACTGTAGATGCATCAAACACATATTCGCCGTCGCTAAGCTTTGCATCAATTAAATCATCCTGACCGCCGGTATCACCGCTTAAATAATGTAGGGGGCTTGCAGGGTAATAAATTTCTTCTGTTAAATAAGAATAAGGACTACGGGCGCTCCCGCCGCCTTTCATTTTAATAGGCTTACCATCATCATCTGTATACTCAATCCAGCGACCGGTTCTTGCAAATTCCTCAGGTGATACAACGCGCCTGCGAACAGAACCCATGTTCTTTATATCTTCATCTAACTGCTTGTTTTTCCGCTTTTTTTGTAAATCGGCACGTGCGGTTTCCAGAGCTTCATCAGCTTCAACTTCAGCAATCGTCTTACGACTAGCGTTGCGATATCTTCTTTCTTCCTCTGCTATTTTCTCTGGACTTTTTGGCTTCTGCCGACCAGCGTATTGAGCTGCTACTGTCCCAAGTGTTAGTAAATTCCCTGGTTGTGTTAGATAGTCTTTGGCATTATCACCAAACTTTTCTAGAAAACCCCTGTTATCTACATAAGGGTAGCCTAAGGTATGCATTTGCGGATATTGTCCATACTGAGGTGGCACTCCACCCCCCATACCTGAAGAAAGTGCAGTTATGCTGCTTAAGTCCCCACTTACATAAGGATTACTTCCTCCAAGCCCAAATAATCCGCTACTACCGCCAGAAGTCCCAAGACCTAAGGCAGGTAATATTGCATTAGTAGTACCATAATTACTAAGGCTAGAACCAAGAGCTGTAGCTCCGAGCTTACTTGCTCCCCATCCAAGCCCTGATGCCATAGATGGAAGAGCTGCTCCCATACCTGCTCCTTTTAAAGCTCCGCCGAGTGCACTCTTGCCTCTTGCTGCGTGCTGTGCCCCTTGACCAAGTGCGCCGCCTATAATACCGCCTATTCCAGGCGCAATCATGTTACCGATAATTGCTCCTGCTCCTCCTCCAAGTACACTTTTTATCGCTTTAAATGGGTTTTTGAAGAAACCATATTCACGAAGTCCAGTAGCAGGATTTATCGTCCCACTTCCTCCTAAACTTTTTAATATGTGAGCTTCAATAGGATTAATATGGGCAAGCTCGGTATCGCCATTTCTTCCGTATCTTTGAATAAGATCGGCAAGTCTTGGTAAGTCTTCCTCTTTGACCGAGCCTCCTTCTTTAAAAGAATATTGTGCTCCGTCATTATCGTAAGCATTCCCGTAAGACATATAAGGATCGTCATACCCGCTGTCTTCATAACGAGGATCAGGCATCTGATTATCGCCATCAGAAGCTAAGCTATAAGGATCGGAATTATTATAAGGGTAGTTGTAGGTATTTAAATATGGATCGTAATTTTGCATTTTTGCCTCTAGTCTATAACAAAAATAAAAGCTTTATTTTTATTATAGCAGAAACAATCTTAATCCTTGTTTTTTCGTAAAAAGAAAAAAGGAGCTAAAAAGCTTAGCCCCTAAAAACAGGAAAAAAATGAGTAATTGATCGTGTGTTCACGTTAACATATTTTAATAAGCAAATCTAGGTGTATTTTCTAAACTTACGCTGCCTCTACTATGCTTTGCGAATAATTATATTGCTTATTAATATACTCTATACAAGCCAGTTGTCTTTCTTCCCCTAAATCAGCAATACTCGGAGCTCCTGCTTTGCTGCACCACTTGTTTATTATCTCGCTTGATACGTTATGCAATTTTATAAGTTCTATTAATTCAGACAAAGTTTTGCTTGGCTCTAGGTCTTTTACCTCTTCCTCCTGATGAGATAAAACAGAGTCAAGTTTGCTACTTATGCTTTGAGCTTTAGGGGTTAGATTTTTAACTTCCATTTCAAGCTCATTAAAGTGCTTGCCTTCCATTTCCTCAGCTGTCGGATGCTGACTTATTATCTCAGGAAAAGCTTTACGCAAGGCTTGCGCCTCAGCACATTTGGCAAGTTGACCATATGGTCTTTTCTGCCACATAGTATTAGGTGTAGATGTATCTTTTTTAGCAGCATAATTTTCTAACCAGTATTCTTTAGCAGTAAATTCAACAATAGTATTATTTACCAGCTTTTTAACTGTTACCTTACACCATTTTGGATAAGTAATCTCAGCACCCCCTAAATTACATGTTACATCTTCGCCAAATTCAGGCTCGCTTACACCCGCATATTGATTACTACGTGCCGCCTGTATCCTATATAAACCGACACCTGCCATAACTACGTCCTTGTACTCATATTTGCCTGTAACGGCATTTTTTACACTCATCGGGACAATATGTACAGGCTTTTGCATAGGGTCTAATTTTGCCGCCTTGCAATAATCAAGAACCATCTTTATACTTTCGTCTCTTGCCCCAGTATATAAGCTGTTTTTTAGTGCTGACCATATATGCTGATCAATTTCATTAGCGGTATTTATTGCTGCTATGTTACTCATTTTCTTTGATCTCCTCCTCTTCTATTTTCTTGTTAAAATCTCTATACAAAACTGTTACCCATATACTAGTAGCCAATATTAATACTACGTATGCCATAAAGTGAATATTATAAACCATTGTTACCTTATTTAATTAAAAACATTCTCGATTGCTTAGCATGACTAATATACTTCAAATACAGCTCTTTTGCCTCATCTTTGAACTTTTTTACATCAAAAAACGACTTTGGAGCTGTATTTTTCCATGTAGCTATTACGTTCCCCTGATTATCAATTAGCACGTCATAATCTCTCATAAATTCCTGTATATCGGTCTTTAATTTCTCAATGGTATCAGCTATCCTATTTTCTTCCTCCTTAGCCGCTTTAAGTTGTTCCCATTTTTCCAAAATGTTACTTTCCGCTACTATTTCGTGATGGTTACTTTGTGGAAATAAATTAAATGTATCCCTAGTACTCACACATTTAGGCGGGATTCTTTTTTCTATATGGTTATGCCAGAAATTACAGGCTATTTTAATTAGCTTTTCCTCTAACTCCTTATTTCGTTCATACGTATAAATTCTAAAATCTTGACCGCCGATTAAAACTGCTATATCAACCTTTGGTACATCACAGATAGCAGCATAATAAGCTACTTGTACCAGATATGACTCAGGGATTTGGTCAGTCCCTAAGTCGCCCCACTCTTTAGCCTTGGTAAAACCAGCTGTTTTACATTCTAAAATATGTGTTCCATTATTTACCCACCGATCAACCCATCGATCAATATTAGCTGCTAAAAATTTATATTCAGGGTGATATATTGTATTTGGTTCTATTTCAATATCATAACCAGTAACTTGTGCATATTCTTTGGCAACAACATCTTCTAAAAGGTTGCCCCACCTCATTGCAGCGTTAGTCTCTTCGCTAATATCATCGCTGGTTTTATCTAAGTATACGTCAAGAGCCGTGCGGTATGGATTAAGTCCTGCTATAGCACCTAGATCACTGCCACCCAAATATTTCTTACGCTCTCTTAACCAGTCTTGTTTGTTGTGCATATGAATAACCTCTTAACTTTTTTCTTTTCTTTTTAGTTCTTAACAATGGTGCTTTAGATAAAAGGATTAACTCCGAAATATAATCTATACAATCTTTTACCCGTTGCTCCTTATCTATATTAGTAATCCATGCTTTTTTAAGGTCGTCATAACTTATATCCCTAACATAATGTTTTAAAATTATTGTCAATTCCTTTAAGACATAAACAGCTATCTGAGTTTGTGTTAAAACTTTATAAAATATACACTGACTTATCTCTAATTTTCTAAGGTCTATCTCTACAGGATAACCATAGTAAGTAATAACAGGATAAACAGGAGGATATTTAAATTCTGCTTTCACTATCATTTTATTTATTTAAGTATTTATTCAAAAGTTCATCTAATAAACGAGCATTTGGATTTTTTTCAACATGTTCTTTATAGCTATCTTCCCGTCTTTTTACGTCTTGCCTACTTTTCCAATCGTTGTAAAATAGGTTTTCCATATCTACGTTCATATAATTACCATTATTTCTTTATTTATAACTTTCTGTATTAATAGTTTAATTTATTCCTATAAATATTTTTTTATAGCTACTATATTTCTTTCTAACATCTCTTTTATTGGTAGAAACTTTGGGTCTGACTCTTCTTTAAGATGCCATTCAAAAAATTCAACTATTATAGAACAAAAACCCCTTGGTACTACCACCCATTCATCGTCAGTTTGAGACTTAAGCCACATTGACAATTCGTGCGTATCTACACCATCAATTTTAGTAAATAGCAACCTCATAAACTCTTCTTTCGGAATAAAGCGATCTTTTATAGCCATATTAAACCTCTACCCCTCTTGATTGTGAATAATAAGAGCGCAAGCTTTGATCATGTACGTAAGCATTATGCTCGGCTTCTTCTATTGCCTGCTCTAAAGCCACAAGATCATATTCGCTACTATCCCAATCTATACAATAGTCGTTTGCTTTCTCGAGTAAATACTCGTATTTATCAATATCAACCATTAATTGGTAGTAATTATCGCCATAACTTTTATAGGAAATGTTATAAAACATAGCTCTCTCTATTTGCTCCTCTATAAATGCTTCTCTAGCCCTTGCTCCAATCCTAGTAAAAGTTTCTTTAGCTGACTGTGATAGCTCAACGCTATCAGCTTTAGCCTCATGAAACTTAGGCTTATCCGTGATATTAGCAGGCAACCGATCTATTATTTTTTCTAGATTTTCTTTGGATTGGTTTCTTTCTTCAAAAATTCTTATAGCTTCTTTCTTAGCTTCTAAATTTTTTAGAACTTGTAAAGCTTCCTTTGGTGAGATCAACATTTGCCTCAAAGCTTCCTTAGCCTTGGCAACGCATGTATCTTCTAAACTCGGCATGGTAGATTCTAACAACTGATATCTTTTATCAATTATACCATAGCTGTTTTGACTAGTGATTTTATCGTGATTTTTTAAGTAGATCATAACAACCTCATTTTTATGTTATGAGGTTATTGTACTAAAAAGTATTATAACTGTCAAGTAAATAGTTAAATACTTTTCAAGTAATCTTTCTTTTTTAAATACACTTTGAGTAAATCACTTAAATTCGTTTTATTTAATTTAAAAGTAGAGAAATGTTTTCCTTTAGGTGATATTTTATTTACAAGACCATCTTCTTCAAGACGAGTAAGATTAAGATATACTGTAGCTTTTGAGGTGTTAATTATTTTTGCTAATTCAATTATTGTAATTGAAACCACATCATTAACTTCTATATTCAAAAATAATTGTAGTATTTCTCTTTGTTTAGGAGTGTATTGAGCAGAATGCTCAATAGCCTCTAGCATCAGTTCTTTATCCTTCATATAATTTTATAAGAAAGTTATTTTATAATTAGCTTACTATAATAAATAAACAATTCAAAGAAAACTTCAAGAAAAAACTTGATTTTAATAAAATGGTTAATATTGTTATTTGTTATATAAGTAAAAATTAGGAGGTTATGGAGAGAATTTATAGAAAATAGGAATTAAAACATCAGAAACAATAGCGATAAAAAAGAAAGAGTGCTCAACCGCAAAGAAAAGCACCCAAACTCCTGAAATATAACAGTTCGGAGTATAGTGGTATATTGTCTCTTCGTCAAGGCACTTTTTCTAAAAAATTACAAAATATTAATAATTTTTAGAGAATATGTTACCACAAGCAGAATCGTACCAGTACCAAAACCAGCTAGGAAAACTCTACTCATTTAAAGAAGAGAAAGCCCGCTATCGTAAGAGTTATATTGAGTGGGATAAGATAAAGAGGGCTAATCAAAAGATTAAGCCAATTCGTCAAAAGTCCTTTTTTCTTAGTAGCCCAGCTAATAAATTACTTAGTGCTGTTATGGGAAAACTAATCAAAGGGGAAAGAGTATTCCTAAATCACAAATATATTTCTACTTTTACATTCGTTGAAAGAAGGCAGAATATAAGGATTATTGAAGAGCTAGCGGATATATTAGATATTTCTTACCATAATTCTATTACTTATAATGGCAAAAAATATCGATTTAGTTATGAGTTTAGTTATAAGGAGGAAAGGCTAGAAAATACAAGCCCCACAGAAAATTCTATCGTGACATTTAAGTCCCGAGAAAACGACCCTCTCTATATATATGAAAATAAAGATATTGAAGATATAGATCTGGAATCTAATTTTTTACAAAATTTTGAAACTGGTAAACTTGAGGAAAATACAGAACCTCAAATTAGAGAATTTTCACCTACTACCCCCACTAAACTCAAAAAAAGACCCTCTAATAAGCGGAAAAAGCCTACTATGGCACAGGCAAAGGCAAGAATTTATCGTTTTAACCAGTACAAAGAGCCACAAGACCTAAAGTACCATTATCCCTTAACCAAGGAGGATAGCGATAAGTTACAAAGCCTATCAGGTCGAGACTTTAGCCTAAATGCCATGAACGAAATACTCCTTGATATGTCAAAACGACTAGATAACAGGTTTTGCTCAAAAGCTCAATTTATATCATATTTTGGTAAATGTCTGCGATTTGAGATGCGGGACGCTGTCAAAACTGGCAATGATAACTTCCGCATAAAAGCTAATATTTCCAAGGAGGAAGCTCCAAGTATTCCCAAGGAGGAAGCTCCAAGAAAAACTAAGATATTCGGAGAACAGGAGCTAAAAGTGTATGACTTAGAGAATAGAACTACTGATGGTTTTCAACCATTGAAAGAGATATTTAGTAAACTACAAATTATTTAAAAAGTGCAATTAAAATAGCGATGTTACTTATTAATACAGTTAAAAACAAAGGAATCATCCATTTTAAAATATCAGATTTTACTTCAGATATATCGGTTTTTGTAGCCATAGTTTGTTTAATTACAGCTAGATCAGTTTTGATATCTGATTGTTCTTTTTCAAGGTGAGAAAATTGCTCCTTAGTAACATAATTCTCATTATTATTACTACTATTTAAAAAAGCCTTACCTATTATTTCTGATGGTTTTTGTGGTAAACCGCCTTCCATAAGTTCTTGTATTAATTGATGTGTATCTACTCTAGCCATATTATCCTAATTTAAGAGGTTATCTATGTTCACTATAACACAAAACCAAGCTTAGTTCTATTTAAGTTTAAGCCTTTTGGTTGCCCGCTCACGTAGTTCTCCTTTTGGGCTAACATACATATATAGTGTACTGCGTGTTATTTTTAATTCTTTGCAAAGATCGGTTACGGAAGTATCCCTGTTTTTCATAGCGGCCTCCGCCATGCGCACTTGCGCTTTACTTAATTGGAATTTTCTACCACCATTCGTACCTCTAGCACGAGCTGCGGCAAGGCCCGCTTTTATTCGCTCGCTAATTAAATCACTTTCAAACTCAGCAAGCGATGCAAATATTCCAAAAGTTAAACGTCCTGCAGCGGTAGTAGTATCAATATTAGCTCCTTGTCCTGATAAAATACGAAAACCGATATTCCGCCGAGTAAGATCGGTGATAGTTTTGACTAAGTGAGAGAGATTACGGCCTAATCTATCAAGTTTCCAGACCACTAAGACATCATGTTCCCGAAGAGATTTTAGGCAGGCTTCCAATCCCGGTCTTTTATCATTTCTACCTGAGGCATAATCTTCGTAGATATAAGGCTCTCGTACGCCGTGTGCTTTTAGAGCATCTAATTGGAGATTTGTTGTTTGAGAACCGTCTGCCTTTGAGACTCGCATATAACCGACAAGCATAATATTTGTAATTTTTCACCTGTTTAAATAACAACTCAATTAAAACATGTATTTTAAAATAATGTGTCGTTCATTATATCATTTATTCAATGTATTGTAAACCTATTATCAAATAAATGACAAATTGGATAAAACTTGTCTTTCAACTGTACGATTTTTTCGTACTTTCGGAATTAAGAAAATCGCAACTTTTCCCTATCACCATCTATAAACCCTTATTTGATAAGGGTTATAGGTTGCAGAATTGAGAAAATCGCAACTTTACTGAGAAAATCGAAATATACATCTCTTAACAAACCGCATTAATATAGCTCCACGTAAATTAACATTTTAACGGAGCGAGATATGCAAAATCGCGGAAAAGTCAAAAAATGAATTTTGTTTTTTGGGAATGAATTTCATTCTTAGTCTGAAAAAGCTTATCGGATAAGCGATAGAAGCTAAAAAATAAGTAGTGAATTTTGTTTTTAGGAATAAATTTTATTTTTTATCCTTCTAAGCCAGTCTACATATATCTTTTAGGCATCCCAAACAAGTACTTTTTCGGCACGAAAATCACATGTTCGCTCACACATTTTAAAAAAATATATTAGAATCATTCCCCCTTAAATATTTCCACAGTTGATGGCGGGAATGTGGCAAAAAATCCTCATTACCCCCCCCCCCCCCCACGATTTTTTAGATACCACACAAACAAATTAAATTCCCTAAATATTTATTTTACTTAAGATTGAGAGTTGACAGGGTTTTGTCTATTAGTTAGCGTTAAATAGCTAATGGCGATTGATACCCGCTATGTGAAGCAACCTCTCATGCTAGGGGTTATAATGTCTATAAATGCCTCTGGCATGAAGGATATTATTGGTTTTCACATAACTGTATCAAGGCCCCTGGCACTTTCATCAATTAAATATAGTAATTTATGCAAGACTCAGATTCATGGGAGGTAGTCGTATCCTCTGTTATAAATCAACTTAAAAATATTGAAGCAACTTTAGAGAACCAAAATTTAAGCGTAAGAGAATTCATACAAGAAAATGATGATAAAGCTTGTCCAGCTATTCTAGAAGCACAGCTTAGGTCAACTCAAATATCATTCAGTAGGATGGAAAATAAGCTACACGATATGATTATTTATTTATGTCGTGCGATGACTGAGAGTAAGGTTCATCAGTTAAGCAATTTACTCGGGGAGGAATTATGAATTGGAATGACGATGATCCTTTTATAAAGTGGGGGACTAGGATTCACATAGTCACATTTTTGATAGGTACACCACTACTTTTTTATTTAATATTGGGGTAATTATGGAGTGGAACTCAGATGATCCATTCGTGAAATGGGTTACTAGGATTTATGTTATAGGAGTATTGATCGGGATGCCTACAGCTTATTATTTGATATTAGGGAAGTTATGAAAGAGAAGGAAGAGAATAAAAATTACCATACAGTTTTACCTTATACAGAGTTACACGAAGAAAACAAAGCTATGTATGAAGCACACAAAGCTTTGTCCTCAGAGGAAATAACAGAACAAAGTAAAAACTCTCGATTAAGTTTTTTGAATTACTTTGAGTCATTACAACAAATAGGAACTGAAAAAGAATATTACCACGATATTGTTAATGATAATGGTAGACCTGATTATAGAACGATTGAAATTCTATGTTTTATGAATTGGATGGGGAAAGAAGATAAAGAGGGTTTTGTTATATATAACGGATATAAAGTAAAAATTTCAGACCGTGATTATGTAGCAAATATTATTCCTGTAGGATTATTAATAGGATTGGGAGCTAATTTAAATTCACATTTATTATCCTTATTTGTCTCAGATGCTTATCAAGAAGAGTTTCCAGTTATAAAAAGTTCTTATATTAAATTACAGGAATTTTTTAATGAAACAGAAGAGAATATAAGAAATGCTTTAGTATCATTGCAAAACCTAAATTTAATAACTTTTTCCAAAGAAAATAATGGTGATCTAGTTATTAACTTAAATAAAGACAATATTGTAAAATTAGAGAAAAAATACAGTAACTATTCTCACTTAGAACAAGATATCGCAATTAATAACCATTGTAAGGAACGTCTAACAAGAATTCCTATTTGTTCTCATTGCTTAAAAGAACTTAGTGTAGAGGATATAGAATATATAGTACAAAACTATGATGAATATTAAAATTTCTTCGGCATCTCTTGGACGTAAATACTCCTCGCCGTCTATTATAAGGGGTTTAGTCATATTAGAGAAGTTTTTAAATTACTGGTAGATTCAACTTCTCTCGCTATATTTATAAACAACCAATAATTGTCTATACACTTTTTATTTAAATCATTACCAAACAACTGATCATGTATATTCATTTCTACTAGTCTTATAGACTGATCGATTTGAATTAAATTTAGCTTGATATCGATATATCCTTTTTTAGATGTTTTTAAAAGTTTTAAAAATTTCATTTTTTGTAGTGTATTAATCATTTTTATCAATGTTTTTTCTTTTTTTAAAGTAGTAAGTATTAATAATTTAGATACTTCTAGTTGAAGTCTTATTAATGATTTATTAACTCTCATATCTAGCAAACCATCATCACAATTCCATACTAATAAATCTGAAATTTCTTGAAGTAAAGCTGATAAAACCCAATGACCTTGTCTGTTTATATAATTTAACCGTTTATATTTATTATTTTTTATTTGTTTTAAATATGGGGTAAATTCAAAACTAAAACTATACCAATATTTAGGGTTATTAAGAAATTGATATTTTTTATAAAGCCCCTCATTCTGTTTTTCTAAGTACAAAAAAAGATCAATAAAATGTCTCTCTATTCCAAATTTACTAGTGTTTTTATACATTTGACTCTTTCTCAAGTTTATCAAAGTAGAATAATGCTATCGTGTAAGCAAATAGTGTTACTGCAAAAAGACCAAATATTCCCCAGTTTCCATACCATTCTACTAAATAAACCAATCCAAGAGAAGTTCCTGCGAACATTATCATTCTTCCAAAAGAGTACATAAGTCCTGTATTTGTAAAACGTGTCAAGATAGGAATATATTTATAAAAAATAGCAAAAGCTGGCATTCCATGAATCGCCAAAATTAAAAATAAATATTGGATTGTAATTAAATGGTAAGGTTCTTTTAGATTATTTAAAAGATAAGGTAGGGAAAGAACTAAAATACTTGATAAAAATAATTGTATTTTTAATATTTTAAGTGGATTTACATAATAACTAATCCAATATATAGCTATAGTCGTAAATAAACATGCAAAAGAAAGAATAAAATTGTTATGAATAACCTCTGCCGATGAGTAATTAAAAAGACTTTTTAATAAATCTCCACAATAAATATAACCAAAATAATAATACAATGGAAAAACACATTGAATTATAAATAAAGCAAATAGAATTTTTTTAGTTGGTTGATCTCTTTTTAGTTCATTTTCTACTATTCTCTTTGCTTCTTTATAAGAAACTTTAAATTTCTCTTGTATAAGATTAATTTGAGCTACTATGTTAGAAAAATCCTTAGTTTCTAATAAAGCTCTTCTTATGAAAAATCCAAGAATTCCAATAAGACACCCCAACCAAAAAGCCCACCGCCAATTAAAACCATCCATTGTAACTAAAGTGGCTACACCTAAAGCAGCAGTGCCACCCAATGCCCCAAAGATATCTGTTATTCCTGAAAGTGGATATTGAATAGGAGGATTAGTACTTTCCATAAAATAAAGATCACAACTTATTATTTCTCCCACTGATGAGATGCTTTGTGCTATCCTACATATAGTTATTATAATAGTAGCTGTAAAACCAATTTGAGCATATGTTGGTAAAATAGCCATAGTGAAACAAGCTGAAGCCATCATAATAGTTGTAATCCATAATACTATTTTACGTCCATAAATATCTCCTAGCTTTCCAAATATTATTGCTCCCACAGGTCTACAAAAGAATGTAAGAGTTACCCCTAAAGCACTTAATAAAGCCATTCCCTTAGCATCTGTAGTATCAAAAAATAACTCGTTAAGTAACACTCCCATATGAACGTAGAGCATTAAATCAAAGTATTCCATAAATGTTCCTGTAGATAATAATGCTACTGGCAACTTTCCTTCTTTTCTTAGTTCTGTGAATGTACTTATTTTTGACATAATTACCTACTTAATTTTAATTTCATGCAATCTTGTTTCGGTTTCTATAATAAACAAAAAAAAAAAAAA